TGGTAGACGAGTATGCACCGAAAGGGAAAGGCAACGACCGCAAGATGCGGACGTGTACGGTCGAGAAAAAGTGGGAGACGAGAGAGAAGGCAGTTCGATTGACGATGGATGACGGCCGTGAAGTGGTATGCGGACCCGAGCATCCCTTGCTGGGATGTCTCCGTGGTGGAACAACAACGCAGTGGAGAAACGCAGAAGATTTCCGCATCGGCGATAGGGTGCGATGGATAACGAAACCGTGGGAGGAGCCGACCCACGAGGATGGATGGTTTGCTGGTTTGGCGGATGGAGAAGGAAGCTGCAACTCGGCCCGCAAGGGTGCTGACTTCTGTATAACTCAACGGCTTGGAGAAACGTTCAACAGGGCTCGGAGATACCTAAGGGAGCGCGATTATAACTTTGGAGAAGAACTAGACATCAGAACGCCAGAAGACTCTTCGGTTCTTGGAACTCAGCCCGTGGGTAGGTTGCGATTGTCCCGCATGGACGAGTTGTTCCGCCTCTTCGGACGAGGAAGACCAAGTAGGTTCATAGGGAAAAACTGGTGGGAGGGGAAGTCTCTCCCGGGTAAGCGCAGTGGTGTGGGATGGGCTAAAGTGGTCAAGATAGAACTCCTGCCAGAGCAGCGCATGGTGGATATTCAAACATCCACCGGAACATTTATCGCCGAAGGATTCGTGACTCACAACTGTCGGCAAGTCGGAATCTCGACTGCCGTTGCTCAATTCTTCCTACACCGCATTCTCTTCCGCACGAACACCTACGCGGTGATGGCTTCCGTCCAGGCTCAGCAGTCCGACAAGCTGGCCGCGATGATCGACACGACGTGGACGCGCCTTCCATTCTGGCTGGGTCCGCCAAAGACGATTATCAAAGCCAAAGAGCCGCGGTGGTCGAACGGCTCCAAGCTCTCCGTGCAGTCGGGTAATCAGGAAGTCGGTATCGCTCAGGGTGACAGCCCGAGTTGCATTCACATCAGCGAGCTCGGTGACTACGCCAACCCCAAGCGCGTGCTGGAAGAAGGCCTCTTCCCGGCGTGCCACGCCACCCGCAGCCTCTTCATGGTGCTTGAGGGCACCGGCAGCATGGCGACTACGTGGCAGCGGGAGAAATGGGAATACTACACCGAGAACCTAGACAAAGGCGGACGCTTCACCCCATTCTTTATCCCGCCGTCGTGCGCTGAGGATTTGTACCCTCCGAAGGACTGGCTCCGCGCCCGCCCGGTTCCTGAGGGCTGGGCCCCATCGGAAGCGACGAGCCGCATGCGCCGCCGCGCCGAACTATTCGTCCGCCAGACGTCCTATCTCAGCGACGTGCTGGGCCAACATTGGCAGATGGGCAGAGTGTTCCAGTGGTATTGGGAGTGCCTTTGGAAGGAAGCCGTAGCCTCTCACTCGGAGAGCCAGTTCCTTTCGCAGTACGCTCCGACTCCCGAAGACGCTTTCCAGAGCGAGCATGACCCCGTATTCGAGCGCGACACGATCGAAGTGGTCACAGCCGGCCGCGAGCGCGGATACAAGCCTTACTCCATCACCGGCAGGACGATCCTCATCGGAAGCGACAACACTCCTCACCGCCCGAACGAAGAGGAAGTGGACTGGACCGAGCAGCGGATCAATCTGGAGTGGGACGCCCCCGACGGCAACCACTACGAGTGGACGCTGGTTCCGATGAAGTCGTTTGACGACTCGGACGACGCCGCAACCTTCGACAAGCTGATGATCTACGAGCCGCCGATACCCGGTGTGCAGTACGCAATCTCGGTTGATACCGCCTATGGGTTGAACACCCCAAACGAGGACCGCGCCGCGCTCAGCGTGTGCAGGGACGGCGGCGCCACAGCCCCGACGGTACAGGTAGCATCCTTCACGTCTCTCAAAGTGAACTCCCCGCAGATGGCGCGCATCGCCGCTTGCGTGGCCGTGCTGTTCGGGCAGAACGAGAATGGCGGCAACGACCCCAAGTTCGTGATCGAGCAGGTACGGAAGCCTGGGGACGAGTGCCAGCACCAATTGAAGATCATGGGGTTCACGTACCACCACATCATGCAGTTCTACGACCAGAAGGGGAACATCGACCCGAACAAGGGGAGCAAGGAGGGCTGGCGCACCACGGCATGGTCTCGGTCGATTCTGCTGGAGAGGTTCGTCGATGCGGTGAACACGGGCTGGTACATCCTGAACGACCCCATCGTTATCCGCCAGCTCGGAACGTTCGTGCGAAAGAAGAAGGATGGCGGGCAAACCCGGATGGAACATGAAGAAGGGCAAAAAGACGACAATGTATTCGCCTGCGCTATGGGCTGGACGACGCTGAGAGATTTCGAGAATACCGCTCTCAGGCTGCAGTCTAGATATCCACTAACGAAGAAGATGCAGGAAGTGGTAGATGAATGGGCGACCCGAGAGGTCGTACTTGACTGAGGATGATACACTCATGCCGATGAGCCAGCATAATGTCCAGCTATCCAGCCGCGAAGCCACGGTCGTCTACACCGACCTTGAAACCAAGAGAATACTAGGCTTTGGGCCGGAGGGGTTCCCCCCGGTAGTGCCGCCCGGAACCAAGTACGGCACCGAGCTTCTTCTGCACGCCTCCGACATTGAGCGCAAGGCCCAGCAGTTCCGCGAGCAGTCCCTCCGCGACCGGCAGGAGACCGCCCTGCGACGCCTTGAGGCCGAGAGGCCGATGCGCGAGTCCATCAAGGCCGCCGTGCGCGACCGCAACGCATCCCTGCCCGCCCGCCAGCGCGACATCAACAACGCGCTCCTAAAGACGATGGACTTCTACTACGACACCGCGGTAGAGTCCCGACAACGGCAGGAGGTCTGCATCGCCGCCGAGAAGTACGAAGCCACCAAGACCTCGGGGGATGTTGCCCTTGAGAACCCCAAGATCGAGTTGAGGTAGGACGTGCCAAACTCTGTGCTGCCGCTTGAGAGCGATAAAGTCCGAAGCTGGCAGTGCCCCCCGCGCGAGGCGCCTGATTACTATCGGGCTGGATGGATATCGGAGCTTGTACAAAACGGCGACGCATGGACGCAAGCGCAGCCGGGTATCCGCAACGTCAACAAAGACATTCAGCTCCTCATGGGTCTCGGCCAAGACCGCGACCTCGAGTCGAACCTTCTCCAGCCGGACATCCGCACATTCGTCGAAACCATCACCGACCTGCGGCAGATTGCGACGCTGGGTTCCCGCGCCGAGGAGTTCTCGAAGTACGCCGCGCTCTACAACGACGTGTTCCGCTTCACCTACTGGGACTCCGAGTTCGTCTCGAACATGCGCCGCACGCTGCAGTACGCGATGGTGGGCCGTGGCTATCTCTGGCAGAAGTACAGCCGCGACAAGTACGGCTGGGGGCGCGGCAAGATCGTATTCGATGCGCTAGGGCCTCGGGAGTTCCTGCCCGAGCAACTGCCGGCCGACAACGACGTTCAGGGCTGCTACGCGGGCACGATCGTACGCCCAATGCCGGTTGCCGAAGCTCACGCGCGCTTCCCAGCGTTTCAGCAGTGGCTTACGCCGATTGGCCGCATGGACTGGAAGAACTACGGCACGCTGGGCATGGCGCGGCGCATGGACTTCTACGACCGCTATCGCTTCACCGGAGAAGAGCACAATGGATGGGAAAATCGGTACTGCGAAATCCGCTATAGCTTCATTCGAGACCTGCGCATCAATGACACCGGGCGAACTCAACAGATGGGTATCGACGGAACGTCTTGGGGATACCAAGTACCAAGTCTGGGCGACCTGCTGGTCACTATCAACCCTGCAAATGGCCTACCCGAATCTCGTAAGGCAGGTGTGGCAGACTGCCGCATGTACCCCCAGCTTAGACTGGTCATCACTTCGCCAGGGGTTCCCGTCCCGCTCTATGATGACACCGCTTTCAACTGGCACGGCGAGATTCCTGTATCCCATGTCGACGTCAACGACTGGGCATGGTCTGCGGTGGGCTACTCGTCGATCCAGAACGTCAAGGGCTTAGAGATTGCCCGCCGCGACCGCATCTCGGACATGAACACTGTTCTCGCTGTCCAGAAAGACCCGCCGCTGGGCCATGACGTATCGAACGGCGTGGCCCGCACGCAAATGGAGAAGCTTGACCTCCTCCATGCGCAGGGCATGCGTCTTGGCGGCCGCGGCGACCCATCCAAGTGGACGCGCTCTCTCCTGCCTGAAGGTCTTGAGGTTTCGGAGACGGACTTCAAGGGCATCGACCTTCTCGGGGCGTCCATCAAGGCCACGCTCGGCCTCACCGACCTCGCCAGCATGCGCGAAGTCAAGGGCAACATGAGCGATGAGTCGATGGACAAGTTCGTGGAGAACCTTGGCCCTATGGCGAAGGGCATCGCCGTGAACATCTGGCGATCGAACAATCGGCAAGCGAACATGCTGAAGTTCAACATCGCGCAGTTCTACACGGTGGAAGATTTGCTCTCGATGGTTGGACCTGAAGGTGTGGGGCTAGAAACTTTCGACAATGACCCAAACTCGATTATCCCCTCGCACCTTACCGGAGAAGACCGCAGCAAGGTCAGCAATAAATCGAAGCGCGAAAGGTCAATGTGGTTCTGCGAGAAGCTGCGCACCATCTCGACTCCCGCTCAGTTGTTGAACATCACGCACCAGCAGGAGCGCATGATTTACATGATGCTTTTCCAGAAGGGTGCTAAGATTTCCAACGAGACCGTCTTCGCCAAACTGGGCATTGAGGACTACGACGTCCAGCATAAGAAGTGGGAGAAAGAGCAGGTTGCCGACGGCGTGTGGGAGCTTGAGGCCAAGGCCACGATCGCCGCCAAGCAACACGAGCTAGGTCTTGATCCTCCGCCGGAAGCATCCCAGCAAGGGCAAGGAGGGGGAAGGCCCAACTCATTCAAAAAGCCAAACCATCCAGAGGGTAAGGGATCTCAGTCTGGCAACGTTCGCGCAGTGAACTCAACATCATAAGGAGACCCAAAATGCAACCACACCAGCAGCGCGTAGTAGACGAGAAGACCGAATTGGATGAAAAGATCGAGAAACTCAATACGTTCACCGATACCGATATATTCAAAGTACTACCAGTAGCGGAGCAGGGACGCCTTGTGCGGCAACTCGCAATAATGAACAACTACTCTGGCGTTCTAGGCGAACGCATCGCCGCGTTCTAAGGAGACCTCATGCAAGCTGAAGACATCGTAGTGACCAAGCGCGAGCATTTCTCAACCGTCCGCCAGCAGGTGCGCCCCAAGACGCGCGAAGAGGCCATCGAAGTCCTCGCCGGAGTCATCGCGGCGTACCAGTCAAGCCGCATGACGGGCCCGGTTCCATTGAAGATGAACTTCAATCAGGGCACGCTCACGGTTATCGAGTTCGACCAGATCGCGCGCATCCCAGATGGTTCCGAGGCGGACATTATGGTGACTGCATTGTTCGCAAAAACTATTTCTGAAGTAAGTGCTTGACACGTAAGTTCGATTTAGTGATAAGGTAAAACCCATAGAGTCCCGCATTCGCCCGCCCACGGTTCCGATAGCGCCTCGCAGACAGAATATGTCGCGAGGCGTTTTTCTGTTTGCTAGGACAAGGAGTTCCACCATGAAGAAGGAACACGGCTTCAAAATCAAGGGCACTTCCGAGAAAGAGCACAAGGGCAAAAAGCACAAGAAGCATGGCGGCAAGAAGCACAAGGGTGGGAAAAAGCGCCACAAGTAGTTCAGGAGTTTCACCGTCATGGCTTCAGCAACAATGCCCAACCCGCAAGCATCCGCTCCCTCCCCTCAGGGTGGGGGCGGTGCTTCGCCTCAAGCCAATCCGCTACAAGACACGCTGGGCAAGATCGCGATGGCGCTCAAGCAGATATCGACTCAGAACACCACCATTCAGCCCGAACTCGAAGTAGCCGTAAGCGCGCTCGTTCAGGCCATTCAGAAATCTTCGCAGCAAGCACCAGGGAACCCCCAACAGTCCGCTCCGGCGGCGCCGCCCCAAGGAGCATAGGAGAATTTAGATGACGACACGCGAACTCGCACTTGCGCTCGGAGTACCAGAAGAGACCCTCACCGCCAAGGCGGACATCATCTCGCAGTTCGACCAATCCATGTCGGCGGCGGCTACCGAAGCGCAGCGGAAACTGGAAGAGGCTCAGAACCTCGACCGCATCGTGAACGACAACATCGCCAAGTTCGGCATGACCGAAGCGAACACGGCTCAGTTGCAGGCTTCCAACGCTGCATTGAAGGCCGCCCTCGATTCCGTCAAGGCGCAGGGCTTCAACGGCATCACCATCCCCGATCTTCCCAGCATCACCCCGGCAGCGAAAGACCCGATGGACTCCCTTCGTGAGACGATCGTGAACGGATTCGCCAGCGTCGGTCAGACCCTCGGCGTGTCCACCCGCTACCAGCGAGTGTTCGGCCAGCCGCTCCCCGACGACCCCGCAACGCTCGCACAGGAAGCGCAGAGCCGCCGTCTGTCGGTGGCTGATTGGGCGGAGCAGAAGTACGGCATCACGGCAAAGGAGACGGCAGTCAACACCGAGCGCGAGCAGAAGCGCATGGACGACTACGCCGCGGCCGCCGTCACCAAGTACAAGGAAACGAACCCTTCCGTTGCAGGCCATCCTGAGTTGAATGGCGGCATGCCGAGCGGCTACCCGAACATCCCGAAGCCCCGCGACACGAAGAGCGTGCGCGAGTTCTCTTCGATGTCGGCACGCGAGAAGATCGCCAGCGCGATGACCCGCGCAAACGAGTTTGGAAAATCCACCAGTGGTGCTGTCTAAGAAAGGTTAATGTAAATGCCTCAGCCAAACGATCCTCTTTATAATCAAAGGGATGCGGTATCACGAGAGCTTATTCGCAAGGGGTTTGTAGCGGACTGCTTCGGTACCAACTACCCTCTGTTGACGCTGCTGAAAGAAGCTGGCGTCATGGACGTCTTCTTCCAGGGCACGGGCGTTCGCAACCCCTACATCTATGACTTCGCTCATGGTTCCGCCACCCAGCCGGGTGCGACAATCAACCCGACGCGTAAGCAGATGGTCAACGACTCCAAGTTCGATATTCGGTTCTATGAGTCGGACCTCGAAATCGAAGAGACGGAGTACGACCTCTACAACGCCGCGGGCGACACTCAGATCGTCTCTCAGGAAGCGATCGACAACTACTGCCTCGCCAAGCGGCTTGAGTCGATGGTTGAGATGGACGCTTACCAGCACGGCCAGTGGAACTCTGGCTCCCCTGGCGGCTCGACTGCCGGCGTATCGAACGATCGTCACAAGTCGTCCAACGGCTTCGACGAGGCGTTCAACAACGGCTACGATCCGGGTCCATTCGGCAACTACTACACCCTCTATGGCGGCGTCACCCGCAACGGTGTGACGGGACAGGCGTACAACGCCACCCCGTACTACTGCGGAACGAACACCGGTGCGGCTGGCTCGATCACGTGGCCCGTCTTCCAGCGCGCAGTCGCTCAGTTGAGTGTTCTCGGCGCGAAGGCAAAGGTTGGCTTCGTTGGGCCGTTCGGATGGGGCGCAGTCGCAACTGCCTTCCGGACGCAGTCGGTCACGATGCAGCTTGACGTCAAGGAAGGCACCGACTTCGGTTGGCGCTCGATTGACTTCAACGGCATCAAGATCCACGAAGACCCGCTCTGCCCGTCTTCGGTGGCATTCAACTTCCTCCCTGGCGGCAACCCGGCAGCGTTCGGCTCGGTTGGTCAGGCCAAGTACTACGACGGATCGGGTGGCAGCACCCAGCTTTCGCCGTACCTTACCCCCACATTCAACGTCAACGGCGTTGCAGTGGCGGCGGGCACGCTCTCCCCGACAGGATCGAACATCCCGTCGGCAACCACCATCAACCCGGGCGAGGCGCTTTACTTCATCGACCCCGAAGCGATGGTCATGCTTCCCCCGAAGCCGGGTAGCGGTTGGAACTTCAACATCCGCGAGAACCCGATTCCGAACAACATCTCGTCCAACATCCGGTATCTGCGGTTGGCGACAAACGTGTACAGCGATCAGCCGACCCACGGCATGATTATCTTCGGCTTCAAGGGAGTGGGACAGTAATGGCACAAACACTCGCACAATCCTTTTATCTTGGGCCGTTCGCGGTTTACACCTCGCCGAGCGGCATGTCCGACGCGATCACCGGGGTTCCGTACCTCGGCGGGTCGCTCCACGAGGGCGATTATGTGGACCTCCAAACGAGCGAGGCTGCTCAGTGGAACATCCGCTTCGGGTCGAACCTCAACACTGGCCGATACCGCCTCGTGCGCCTCTCTGCCGCTTCCACCGCCGCCAACACCGGATTCGGTAAGGTAGCGGGATGGGGCCTCCCGACGACTGTTGGGCAGGTTGTGGTTTCCGCAGCTGGCTCCGGCTACGTCATCACGGCTACAGGCTCCGGCACGGGCACGGTGGCGATAAGTTCCTCGGCTGCGGGCGGAACGGCGGCAACGGCTCTCCTCACGCTCTCTGGCGGTGCCATCGTCGGTGCGCAGTTGACCTATGCGGGCGCGAACATGACCTCGGTTCCCACCTTCACCCTGACTTCGGTCCTCTCGACTGGTTCGGGCGGCTCGGTTCTGGCGGAGATGAACGTTGACCCCAACTTCGTTTCCACATTCGACGCCTCGGCGCTTTCCCTCTCCTCCCCGCGCGGCGTGTTCCTTACGTCCGTAACGGCGGCGCAAATTACCGCGAACGCATGGGTGGTCATTCAAGAGCTCGGTATCGCTCCTGTACTCGTCACCACGGCGAGCGGTACCCCGGCGGCAGGAAATGGAGTAACGGCGGCGACCGCTTCGGCGGTTACAACGAACTCTACGATCACGACCACCGGCGGATTCATGGGATACACTCTTGACCTACCGGCGGCTAGCACGATTGTTCGTGTTGACCTCCAGCTTCCAGTGAGGCAGGGATAATATGCCATTCTGCGCAGCGCAAATCGTATACAGCAATGAGTGGACGGGGCAAACGTCGGCTATATCGTCGACGAGCGTTTACACGACGACGGCGGCGGCCTTGTATAGGATCACCGTTGCGCTCTCTTCCGAAGCTGCATCTTCTGGTCCAAGCGTTACTCTTTCGCTGGAGCCAGTGGGTAACGGATGCTCGCTGAACACTTCGCTCACTGAACCGTCTCAAATAGGTGCCGACTTTGTGTTCGTTGGGGATGGATCATATATCTCACTGTCGACATCTGTCGGAGGGTCGTTCAGTGGTAGCAGTTATTCCGCCTATCTGACCATAGAGCAGTTGGCATAAGGAGCAAGGATGACACCTTCATATGTTTACCAGTCCGCTCAAGTAGGTGAGTTCCGCGAGGCGCTTCTCGTCGCCAGCGGACCCTCATCCTACGCCCCCGCGACTGGCGATCCACTCTCCAACCCCGGCGCGAACGAGTACATCAGCTTTCCGATGGCTTGCACCACGGTTAGCGGAAACTACCAGGTTGACTTTATCCCGACGGCTGCGGGCATCGGAGCGGCCTACGTTCGCGCTGGCGCTCCCTCCCCAACGCAATCGGGCTGGAGGGCGTACTGGACGTACTCGGGCAGGAACGGCGTGCTCGTGGTTCAGAACGCAGCGGGCGTCGGCATGACTCCTGGCACGGTTGTTCCCATCGTCTTCGCGGGTGGTACTGGCAGCGGCGCTGCTGGAACCGTGACGGTGTTGACGGCGACAACCATCGCCATCAACATCACCAACTCGGGATCGTACACGGCGGCACCTACGGCAACCATCTCCGGCACCGGCGGTACTCCCGCAACCCTCACCGTATCGGTGGCACCGAGCAGCGGCAGCGTTCCAAGTGGAACCAATCTCACTGCTGAGACTGTCCAGTTCGGAGCCTTTGTTTCGCAGCTGTAGAAGGATATGAGAATCGCAGTGGGGGCCGTTGCCGTTCTCGGCGCGGCCCTTTACTTTTAGGAGAACGATGAGCCTGTTTAACGTTGCGAAGGCCTTGACTGGATTGGTACCCGATACGCCACTGTCTCGCTCGCAGACGGAGACGCAGCGCGCGCTGGGGGCGATCTACGATAACTGCGATTGGTCGTTTCAAAAGGGCTTCTCTGGATGGCTCACCCCTGGCATCATCTTCAACACCGGCAGCACGACCACGACGCCGTACTCCCCCAGCATCGTATGCAACTCGTACCTCACGAATCTCCTGCTGGGCTACACCGGCCAGCCGTTCATCACGCAGCTTCAGTACCGTAACCCGAGCTTCTCGGTCTACAACATCATCGCGTACGACAATGGGCAAGACCCGGCGAACTCGCCGAACTACCCGTTTGCGACGTTGACCCTTGACCGCCCTTGGATGGAGCCGACCAGTGGTCCCGGCCAGCCGTACATGATCTATCAGGTCTACTACCCGGCGCCAGTTGCCGACTTCCGGAAGTTCATCGAAATCCGCGACACAACCAACGATGGCTACATCGACTTCTGGAGCGTCACGCAGGCCACCCTGTCAGTCAAAGACCCTCAGCGCCTCGACTTCTCGAACCCACGGTACGCGGTTCCGGCGGGCACGGACCAACGCCCCGGCAGCGCCACGCTCGGATACCAGATGTTCGAACTATGGCCGCACCAGACTAACTACGTGCCGTACAGCTACTCGTACCGCCGCCGCGGACCGCTCCCGCAGGTTCCTGCGGACTGGATGTCTATGACGACGCCGTACCCGATCACCGAGGACATGCTCGAGCAGAAGGCTCGCCAGATGCTTCTGGAGGATGCGGCCGCAAAGATGGAAGCGAAGACCCCCGGCTCCGGCAAGGGCATGATGCTCCTGTCGCAGATGGCGGAAAAGAAGTTCATGTTCATCTTCGGGCAGGTTCTTGCGATCGACCTCAATCTCGACGGGCAGCAGCAGAACAACGTTCGCCTCCGTGGTCCGTGGGGCCAAGGTTCGCCTTATGCCACAATGAACGCAGGGATCAATCTCGGCGGGTATTCCGGGAACAGGAGCAACTAATGTATGTAATCTCGACGACCATCGCAGCGACTTCTCCGACGTCCATCGTTCCGCGCGACCCGATCGTGCAGCATGAAAGCTCGTTCCAGTGGGTGACGTTCTACAACAACTCTGCCGCCGTGATGTACATCGGTGACAGCCGTGTTTCGGCGTCGCTGGGCATCCCGCTTCAGCCTTCCGGATCGTTCACCGTGCAGACGCCCGTCGGGTATACCGAGACGCTGGGCGACTGGTACGTGACCGGAACCGCCGGCCAAACCCTCCTCACGTTCGTAGTCAAGTAGGTGATGCGTGGCGGCCCCTTACACATGGCTAACGAAGACCGCCGCAGTCTCCGCGCTGCAAGGTCGACTGAACAGCACAACGTTCTGGACGGCGGACGAGTGCTGGGGGTATCTCGTTGAGGGCCTACGCCACTGGTCCGCCATGGCGGAGTGCTGGAACGCCGACCTAGTAATCCCGAACGCCAACGGCTCGTGGATCAACACTGGAACCCTCGCCGGGTCTCCACGGCTGCGCACCGTCACCGACGTCGACCTCTACACGAACATGGAGAACATGCTGCTGGAGCCGCCGACGGGCGGGACGTGGACGGGAACCAATCAATTCAGCATCTCGGCCCTCCAATACGCTCTCCAGAAGCGCACGCAGGAAGTGATTCAGGCGAGCGCGTGCAATCTCGGCTTGCTTTCGGTCGTGGCGGTACCCGGGACAAGGGATAACGCATTGCCGGATACGGTGCTCGAGCCTCGGCGCATCCGATTCATGGCAGTCTCGGCCCAGACTACCGGAACGGCCTCGACGGGAGATATGGCCATCACTCTCGCATCGTCGCTGGGCGTGTATCAGAACATGGTAGTCGTCGGAGCGGGGGTGCAACCCAACACCTTCGTCACCAGCATCTCAGGAAATGTAGCGGGAATCTCCTTGCCGGTCTCTGCGGGGCTTTCCGCTACTCCACTCCAGTTCGCGCAGTCGGTGACGCTGACCCGTGAGGACACCCAAGCTTTCGACTTCTTCGAGCCCGACTACACAAACGAGTTTGGGCTACCGCAGTCTTGGGATATAGCTACCGAGGCTCCGCTCGCCTTCGACGTTGACATCGCTCCGAACGTTCCGGGCACCTACGACATCATCGTCCTGAACGCGGCCGCGACCTTCGCTCCTCCCGCCGCGACGCTGCTGGGCATCCCAGATGATTGGAGCTGGCTACCGATGTACGGCGCTCTGGCGGACCTGCTGGGGCGTGAGTCTGAGGCCACCGACCGCCAGAGGGCTTCCTACTGCCTTGAGCGGTACACGCAGGGCTTGGAACTCATGCTGAAGTCAAACTGGCTCAAGCAGACGCAGATCAACGGCGCTACAGCCGACTCTACCGCGCTGGCTTCAATGGACGACTACGCTCCCGAGTGGCAGGCATCGAACGACACATTGAATTCTATCGTGCAGGCTGGCATCGACTTCGTGGCGCCGACTCCGGGACTTGGTCAGTCGGTTGGGCTAACGCTCGTCGGCAATGCCCCGCTGCTCGACTCGACCAACACGTACGTTCAGGTCTCCCGCGATGATTTCCAAGCAGTTCTGGATTACGCGCAGCACGTCGCTTGCTGGAAACAGGGGGGGCAGGAGTTCAGCGCCACATACCCGCTGCTCAAGGACTTCTACCGAGCCGTCGGGGAGAGGAATAAACGCTGGCTTTCGTATGGAATCTTCACCGACCTTATCAACACCGAAGGACAACGCCAATCGGAGGATGAACCACGATGAAAAAGACACGCGAAGCATCGCAGGGGGCGAACGATCAAATCAAGAGCGCCATCAAGAATCAGGGATCGGACTGGCATGAGCGCGTCAATGGACCGAAGCCTCGCGAGTACAAGGGCCTCGGCAACACTGGCATCGACCGAAAGTACACGGGCAAGATGCCGAAACGTGCGAAGCTGAAGATGGGCGATCTACCAAAAGGCCGGAGACGTTAGGTGTCAAATTCAAGAGACGCAGTAAGTCGAGAGGAAACCATGGGCAAAGCTAGGAAGTTCCCCGGATTGAAGGTAGCCAACAGCGACGCGAAGCCCGACAAGGAAAAGATTCGCAAGGGCGGAAACTACAAGCGGCACTGGTCGCAAAAGAAGACTGCAAAATAGTGGCTATCCAGATCACAGAACGGCGCTGCTTGCGGTGCGGGGCGCATAATGCCTCCGTGCCATCGGGTGGCCTATGCTCTGCGTGCGCTGCGAAGTGGCAGGTAAAAGACGGCGTGGTGGTGCCACGATGAATCTACGCGGCTTGGATCTCACCAACCCAATTAATAGATTGAAGGCTGGCTTTGTGGCGCTCGGGATCAACATCCGAGCATATTTGTCGGGTGGGTTCATGCTACGCAACCTGCTGACGGACGCCATCATTACCGTCTCGGGCATCATCATCGCTCTGGATAGGCTTAATGACTCGACACCCGCGGGTCCTTCTTCGGGCTACACCACAATCATTGCGGCGGGGACGTCGCTTTACAACAACGCAACCCTCATCGCCACGGGATTGAGCGGCAACCCGCCGTCCATGATCCCGTTCCGTCCGAACACGTCTGTCCAGCCGTGGGAGTACATCGGGGATAACTCGGAAGCGGTCACGATCATCACCCACTCGCTCTACAGCGGGGACGCCACGACGTTTAGCTGCTTTGGGCAGGTCAAGGTGCGCTCCGATGGAACGATCTATAAGACGGGCGTCAAGGAACCGCAACTTGCGCCCGTGGTGAGCACGCAAAACTCGTCAACAACCGTCTCCGGAACGTTGCTGGCGACGGCAATCCCATGGACGAACTTCGCCGGGGCGAACCCGAGTTTCAACTTCGGCGAGACTAACGGCTACCCGAGCCCCACGCCGGACGGCACGGCACCTTTCGTTATCAACGTGCAGAACGCCACGACGGTCACGATCAACTCGCTGACTGGTACGGCGACGATCAACGGCGGCAGCAAGACGCCGACCTCCACGGGGCCTTCCACGGGCGTAAGCACGAACCCAGGTCACTACATTCAAATCGCAGGCACCGGTGGCACTCCCGCCTCGGCTACGGTCGTCACCGGAGCGTTCTGCGATGCGTCTGGAAACGTCATGCCCGCGGGTGTGGCTCCGAAGTTCGTTCCATCAGTGGTGGACGTCGGCGGTTCGATTGGTACGCCGATCACTGTTCCTTCGGGGGCGTTTACCTTCCAAGTCGGCATCAACTCGACCGGCAACACGTTCTCCGCGAACTCGGGAAGTTTTGCTCTGGGCGCTACGGTCACTATCGATGCTCTCTCCCCGACGATGGGGCTGATAGGTAACCTAACGCTGGCGCTCTTTCAGGACTCTCCGACATCAGGCCCGACCGGCGCGTATATCTGGTGCAACCCGGGCGACCCTGGCGGCGGCACCCCGCGCACGACTTCCACGGCGGTAAACTCGCTTTCGGGAAACTCGTTCATCTTCGACGCCACATTCACCGCAGGAATACCGTCGACCCCCGGCATAGGAACGGGAACCACTGCGATGGTGTGGAACCAGCTCAACCCGGACGACTCTGTAGCTGGCACCATCTCAGTTTCCCCAACGCAGACATCGAATTTCAACTTCTGTCTCTACGGAAGCCTCTACGTCCCATCGGCAGGAAACTACACCTTCGTTCTGACGAATCACGATGACTGCATCTGGGGCATTGAGGGAGCAACGCTCATATCTGCGACCGTCGGAGGGGTGGGCGAAGGCTCTGGCACCGCGAAGTCGGACTTCGGGCAAACGATCACCGTTGTCAATGGCTACCCACTACTCCCGCGCCAAAACTATACGTCGGGAAACGATAACAACTACGCGAAAACAACGGTGGTCGTGAGCTTTGCGTCTGCGGGAACGTACGGCATCGAAATCGACTACGACTACTGGTATCGGCTGGGCCGCATCCTGTTGCTTGAGGCTTCATCTACCGCCGGCGGGGCGGTCGGCATCATCGGCCCCGGCGCGGCGAATACCCGCGTCGAAGTCCAGTACCGCTACACCTACCGCTCATCCGCCACCGGCGCGCAGTCGAACCCATCTCCTGAGTCCGCGCCGCTATCTCTTCCTGTTGCGTCGAACACGGTCACGTCGCTCTGGTCTCCCGACCCGCAGATCGACCTTGTAGATTACTGGCGGCTAGATCAGTCCACGTCGAACTTCACCTACGTCGCCACCGGCCCCAACGACAACCTCGGGGGCGGTGGAACGAACACGCCAATCGTGGACTCGCTTACGGACACGGAGCTCAGCAATGAACTCCTGAGCTTCGACAACTACGAGCCGTTCCCGTCCATCGACCTCCCGCAGAAGGGCACCCTAAATAGTTCTGGCGGCGTTCTGACGTGGGTAAGCGGCGGAGCCATCGGCGGCACGGCGACGGGCTTCAACCCTCGATGGCTGGGCGGCACGGTCATCACAATCGGCTCCCCTACGGGTCTGGCATACACGATGATTGCGCGGCCCACCTCGACAACGCAGATGCTCATCCCCGGCGTGCCCGACGGAGCGAATCTGGTCTACGTCATCAACGAGCCTATTCTGGCAGCGCAGCCCCTGCCGTACCTATTTGGCCCGACGGACAACATCAACTTTATCTACGGCGTGGGAGACCCGCTGCGACCGGGGACGCTCTACTGGTGCGAGGGATCGAATCTAGACTCGGCTCCCGACACGAACCAGCAGGACGTGACCGACCCTAACGAAGCCCTGGTGAACGGATGCATGAGCGGCGGCAGCGGCGTGCTGTTCTCCGATAAGCGCGCTTGGCTCATCGTCCCGAACTTCTACAATGCGCTGGCAACCGCAACGGGCACGGTGGGTTCTACGTGGAGCCTGCAGGAGACGGGCATCACGCGTGGTCTATTCATCCCGCGATGCTTGGCCGTCTCGGGTGGCGGAAACATCTTCTTCCGCGTGGCGGATGGAATACACGTCTCTGCGGGTGGACAGGCCTCGCAGTCGATCACCGATCAATCTATCTACCCGCTATTTCCCCACGAGGGGAGCACTCCGCAGATCATAACGCGCAATGGGATTGATATAGTTCCACCGGACGACACCCAGCCTTCTCTTCAGAAATTTAGCTACCAGAACGGCTATCTTTATTACGACTTTATGGGTATAGACGGAGAGTTCCACTCCTTAGTGTTTGAGGAAATAGGGGCGGGATGGATATGGGACACGTACACTCCGCCCGTAACCTCGCGAACTTCAAACGAAAGCCAAGGAGTTCAAGGCTTGCTGTGCGGCTGCTCCGATGGGACAGTAAGAAAGCTAGGAAGTTGAGCAAAAGCAACTGAGAGGTCTTTATTGTGGCGCACCAAGTATGCAAGAGCTTTAGCGATCCACTCGGAGTCCTCGATCATGCCGAGGCGGATGTTACAGCGGTGACAAAGCAGACCCCTGCGGCACTTTTCGCAAGCAGTATGCTTGGGGCAACACTCGTGGTTATGGTCGATGCAAAAGCGCGCCCACCGCTGATGATTGGATTCCGATCCACATATTGCGCACTTACCGTCTTGAGATGCAAGCTTTTCTTCGTACCAAGCTTGGTTGACCTTGAATTTAGAGAAACCAATTCTTCGTATATTCTGCTTCGACCACTCGGGGCCCTTCCTGTCTTTCAAAGCCGCATATTTCCCCTTATCGCAGTTCGGGCGGTAGAGTTTCTTTTTGATAGTTGCGCAAGCTTTACATCCACTTGCATATCCAGATCGCATGTCGGCTCTCTTCCAAAAACTAGACAAAGGAAGAGTCTCGAAGCATGCCGTGCATTGTTTTTCGATAAGATGAGGGGAAGGGGTCACGGTCGCTCCTTGGGCGGCTGGGCTTGTCCGGCGCTAGTAACGCCTGACCCCTTTATTCTATCACTGGAGGCGGTATGCCTGTAGGCGCAGAGACTGCTACAGCTACGGTCGTCGCAGCGGCGCTGGGAGGCAAGGGCTACACGCACTGCGGTCAACTCGTTCTTGAGTACAGTTCACTGCTCCCCGTGGCGCTGACTGGCATCGCGGCGGACGTGGGCAACGGCAGCTACGGCTTCCCAACGATCACCCTCCCTGCCACCGGCGGAAAAATCACGAAGTACTGGACTCGCCCGCTGGCGAACAAGTGGAAGCTTTTGCAGTTGCAGTTCGTCTCGGCAGACCCCGCGCTTCAGGTGTACTTGGATGGTTGCATCTGTTTTGGAAAAAGCTGGGGAAGTGAAGATGCGTATCACGAGATTCAGATATTCGGCGTGGAAGGCGGTGGTGGATGAGCAACCCCCTAGTCCCGTCATTCCGGCGCCCGAACCTCATTCCGCCCGCCGCCGCGCACCCTGCGATCGTGGCCGCCATCCATAGCCACGACAACAGCATCACGGACTTGAATCAGGCCGTGGCCGCTCTCTCGGCGGGTATTACCACGGTGAAGACGGCGCAATCGGCAGCAAGTTCGGGAAGTTCTGGCGCATCTGAGACCGTCACCATCATCAACACTACCGTATCGGGCGGGGTCGTGAACAACCAAACGGGCGTAGTGGCCTACGGGACGCAACAGACCGACGACGGGGCGCTCATCGTTCTCGGGGCGGTCTCGCCCATCGCAGTGACGCTGAACGCGTCTGTAACCCTCCCATGGTTCACCAGCATCTCCAACGCGGGCACGAGTACCGTGACGGTAACTCCAGCGCAGGGAATCATCAACGGCAACGCCAACCTTACCCTCCCCGCAGGTAGCTGGGTGACGGTCTACTTCGACGGGCTGAACTTCTGGGCGGAGTCGCCGGGATCGACGGCGGGCGGGGTGACTTCCATCGTCGCGGGAACCAACGTCACCATCTCTCCATCTTCGGGGGTTGGCGCTGTCACCGTGAACTCCACAGGCGGGGGTGGTGGAGGGAAAACAAGGCACGACGTCACAGGCTCTCGGGCGTACGCAACTATCTATCACAACACGACTGGGGTTGACATGTGGGTTTCTGGCTACGGCGGCACGGCTGGCGGCTTTACGAGCGATCTGACGGCGCTTGTGGACACTGTAACCCCGCCTGTCACAGTGGGCTGGGGAAACGAGTACACCGCGTCCGTCAGTGGTGGCAAGGCTGGCTTTGGGTTCCTCGTGCCAAGCGGGAATTATTACGAGCTGATTGTGGGCGGTAGCGGAGCGATTACTTCTCTAGGATTGTGGGTAGAGTATTATTGAGACGAAAGAGGTGCTGAGTGTTCGGAGTCGATGTCGGCCCGTCGAAAGCTGAAACAACCGCCGCCAGCAGCATTACCGGGGCTGGTAACTTCGCCACGTCTACGGGCGAATCGGACATTAATTCATCCACAGCGTTCATGTCCTCGATTCTCAGCGGCGACCCGACTAAAATCTCTTCCGTCCTCGCCCCGCAGATCGGCGCAGCCAAAACAGCGCAGCAGCAGCAGGCCAAGACGAACGATCAGTTCGGCAATCGCGGCGGGGGTACCAACGCGTCGACGGCGGCAGGGAACGATAAGACGCACGCGGACATCACGTCGGCCATTGCCAGCCTCACGGGAAGCGCCGCAACGAACCTCGGCAGCGAAGGCTCAAATCTTCTCGGGACGGGCATCAATGCCACGCAGACCGCGTTTACCGACGCCGATACGATCCAAAAGCAGAAGGCGGCGCAGTTGAATGACATCGTAGGCAGCGCGCTCGGCGTGGGCAAAATGATTACCGGAGGGTTCTCTGGTCTCGCGGCATCTCCCGCCGGAGCGAATCAATCTCTCGCGTTCCTCTCGGGGGCCGGATTCTAATGGCAGCCAACCCACTCATCGACATGGGCGACCAAGCCGCGGCGAACACGCGGAGCAACGTCGCGCAGGAAAACAACAACATCGTCGCAGACCAGCAGCGCCAAACTCTGCCGTACAGCATGGCGATCAAAGGGCTTCAGGACAAGCTCCAGACCATCGACCAAAAGGCGAACCCGCAGGACTACAACGACACCGTCGACAAGATTCAGCAGAACATCCACGCGATGCGCGAAATCTTCCACCCCGACGCGAAGCTCGGCGCGGGCGACTGGCTCAAGACGCACACGACCGACCGGCTGCACATCACGAACCACGACGCCCGAGTAAAGGATTTGGCAGCCAAGAACGCCGTTGGCACCACGCAGGACGCCAGCCAAGCTACCGCCATCGCGCAGGGTACGCCTGACGAGTGGGGGAACTACGCTGCGCTCTATCAGCGCGTCACGGGCCAGCCGCCGAGCGACCAGACGAAGCAGCAGTGGGCCGAAAAGAAGGGAGGCGTGCTGAGCGTCAACAAGCCGAACCTCAAGAACTTCCGTGGGCCGAACGGTGAAATTCAGACGCTCGATGCGAACAAGCCCGAAAGCATCCCGAGCGGGTTCGTCCTCGATACGAAGCAGCCCGCGAACAACCTAAAGCCCATCGTCTCGGGTGGCGTCCCCATCGGCATCCCATTCAACGGCAAGGTATTCACAGTGAAGGACATGAAAGACCCCGACACGCCTCAGCAAGTGAAGGACGAGTGGGATGCGATGGACGCGGGAGCAAAGGCCAAGAACTCGCAGTTTGAGCAGCGCCGTCAAGAGAACTACCGCCACATGGAGCAGATGCAAGCGCGCTCGATCGCGGCATCCAACCAGCGGGCGATGTATTCGTTCCAGAACGCTCTTGCTATGGGGCAATTCAAGCCCGCCGAGGGACTGATGACGAAGCAGGAGCAGCAGGTCTATCAAGACAAGGGCATGATGGCGAAGATGAACAGCCTGATGCCCGACGCCTTAGCTGGAAACCAGCAGGCGCAGCTCGCCATCCTAATGAACCACGTCGCCATGACCACGCACCAGCCTGGGGCCGCGCAACGCGCAACGCGGGCGATGGTGGAAGAGGCTGAGCAGTCGGCTCCATGGCTCCAGAACGTCGAGAAGCGGTACGGCCCGGACGGATATCTCGAAGGTGTCACGCTCTCTCCCGAGCAAATCCAGAACATGGTGGAGCTCGCTCCCAACACGCTGGCGGCCGATAGTTCCGTTCTTGAGGGGATGAAGAAGGATTACGGCGTTGGCGGCACGGATGGCACGGTTACGCCTCTTCCGGCGCAGGTGAAGCCCCTCCCCGCCGGCCCTAAGACTCAGAGCCTAAAAAAGCCCGCTGGCGGCGGCGCATGGAAGGCCCCCGCCGACGCTCCTCCCGCTCCAAAGGAAGACAACCACCTCCTCAAAAAAGGCGGTACGGTCATCGCCAAGAGTCAGGGCGGGCAATGGGTGAAGCCCTAAATGGCGGACCAATACACCATCGAAGCGCCGGCGCAGTCGTCGGGCTACACGGTTGAGCCTCCTCCGCCCGCCGCGCCGCCCATCAACGCCAACCCTCAGAACGAGGGGCTGTATGACATGCAAGGGCCAAAGGGCACAGAGAAGATTCCTTACAGCAAGGTTCCCGACGCTCTCCAGAACGGCTACAAGCTGGCTTCCTCCTCGCTGGCGCAGTACGCGAAGGATCGGCAAGCGCAAGTGAACCCCGGCCCCGGATTCCACCCTCTCGACGCGCTGGCGGCATGGGGAGCAAAGAAAGCGCCGCACATCACCCCCGCAGACGCCGATGCGCAGCCTGAAGGTTCCGCGCCACGCATCCTCCAGAACTTTGGCAACACGACCTTCCGCGACCTCACGGCCCTCCCTGCGGGTGCTGTGGACGCCGTCAAGAACGCGTCGTGGACCCCAGCGCAGTTTCAGGCCAAACAGCAGTCGGAGATTCAAGGCGGGACTCCCGTTGACGCGCAGCATCCCCTCAAAGACCCTACCGCCGCCGATGCGAGCGATTACGCCGCGGATACCGCCGCCGGAGCTGCCACGGGTCTTCTTGTAGGCGAGGCTGGCGGAGCACTACTCAAGGGGGCAGGAAAGGTCGGCAAGCTGGTGGGTCCGAGTACGCGCACCGTCGCAGACCTCGTAGAGAAGACTCGCGCCGAAAATGAGGTGGCAGCCAATGACACAGCAGAGGACAACGCAAGACAGGCGGCTAAGGATAAGCAAGCGAAGCAGGATGTGCTGCGTGCAAACAAGGATGCGACAGCGGCTCACGCGGCTAAGAAGGCGGATGTAGATGCCGCCAACGCCGAGGCGCTTCGTCAGCAACAGAAGATTGCTCCGACGCAGGAGAAACTGCAGTCCGCCACCGAGGAGATGCGCGCCCGCGAAGAGACCGCCCGCAACAATGCGCTGAAGGTTGGAAACGAGAAGTACAACGGCGTAAACAAGGAACTGAGCAACATTCCGGGTGACGAAAAATCCCTAAAGGAAGCCTCCGCCAAAGCCAGCCACTCATTCGGAGAAGTTCAGAACAAGCCCGCCCTTTTGAAGCGTATCGACGAAGTTATCGGCAAGGATGACAACCTCATCACCTACAAGGATGAGCAGCTTCTCTACTCTGAGCTCGGCAACGCCATCTCCAAGGGCGGACTTGACGGGGCGACGTTCCACGCCTACGACATCATGCACGAGGCCATTGGCAAGGATATGCAAGCCATCGCTGACGCGAAGGGCAAGGGTGCGGAGCTTCTCGACGCTCGCAACTACTGGCGGCGCATGAAGCAGACCTTCGGAAAGCCTCTAACGATGACCGACAACGCCACAGCCGCCGTGCGTGGGGCCAACGCGGAGTTTATGGCCGCAGACGCTCAAGCCAACCGACTGCGCTTGCTCGGCTCGTTCGATCCCGAGATTCCAAAGGTTGCTGCGCACATCGACAACCTCAAGCAAGGCATCGCCGCGCTACCCAAGGAAGCTCCGGTACGCGACGTAGTGAAGGTTCCACCGCCGAAGCCAAACGCTACACCGATTCCAAAGGCTACGCCACCAAAGGTCGCGCCCGTGAAGACCATCGTCCCCGAAGAAATTCAGGGAGCGAACAAAGCTGGAGTAAAAAAGACGGCTCAATGGATGCGCTCGCACGCCGTCAACGCGGCTGTCTACGTCTCGCTCTACCGCCCGCTGCTTGAGATGGGCCGCGCGATGTCCGGGGAGGGCTTCAGCGGGTTGGGCCAGATCCCCGGAGACCTCGGAGCTGGCGCTGTAGCCTATGGCGGCATGCGTGGAATTGCTGACGTCCTCGAAAAGCCCGAGGTGATGAAGTTCCTGACGAAGCCCACTCCCGCACAACTTGAGGCTATTCCTGACGAGCTCCGCGGAAGCATGCCCCAAATCGTGAAGGCGGCGCAAGCCAAAGGCATCGCCATCAGCCCCTCAATCCTCGCGCTGGCGGTCGCCTCCGGCCCCAAGACGCGCCAGCTCAAGTCGATGAAGAAGTACAAGCACACCGCAGTAGGCAAGGATGGGCACGTCATCGGCAGCAATGACGGATCAAACTGGGTAGACTCGGAAACGGGTGAGCCGATTGCCAACCAATAGCCCAACCCCGCCCGCTGGGTACAGCGTCGTCCCTCGAGACTCGTCCATCCCATCGTTTATCCGCGAGGACGTTGGTCCCGTCACCGAGACCGTGCAGCCCGCCCCTCAGAACCAAACCCCAGGCACCGAGAAGATTGCGGAATCGCTCAGCCCCGGAGCCATCTCGGTTTACGACCAGTCGCAGTACACCCCGCAGACCCGCGTGCATGAGATGGAACACCAGTTTCAGCAGACCCGCGCCGACGGAAATATCAAACTTCCGGGAGGATACGAGATTCCCGTCTTTGGCGATGCCGCACCAACCGCCCCACTCAATTACACGAAGGGCGACCTCCGCAACTATGACTACGGCGGCGAGGCTGGGCTGGTGGCGCTGCGCAACTCTGGCAAGACGAGCGCCAACCTCAACTCGGAGCAGCAAGCCGACCTCGTGGCGGATTACAAGGCCAAGCAGGACGCATATCTAGCGAAGGTGAAGTCAGGCAAAGCCAAGCCCGCCGACCTCCATGCGATGTCGCAGACGTATCAGGCGTACCACCCCTTCGTTCAGCAGATGGCGAGTCTTCCGAAGGGCAATGGCTACGTCGATGCTGTGAAGCACTTGCTGGGCCTCAGCACTGGCCCTCTGGCTCCCGCGCCTGCCGCTCCGGGGCTTCCCGACTACGCAACGCCAGGACTCGGTGTGGCGCCCGCAGACCCGCTCATGGGCGGCCAATCCCAGCCGACGAAGAGGTAACGTGAACTCTGCCGCGATTCTTTCCAGCGATGACTTCTGCCGACGTCAAGCCCATTATTTCCAGAAGTGGGAACCATCCTCGATAACCCCCAAGATGATCCTCGTTGCCGCTGTAGACTTTGGCCTCGCCAGCACCGCCGAGGATGCGGGCCTCGCGGCTTCCGATGAGGCGATGCGACTTTGTACCGACGTTGGCATCGACACAGCAGAATCTGACCTGCTTGGCTTGGCTTCTCATATCGCGGCTCTCGCGGATATGATTTGCTGGATCGTGCGTGGGGAGTATGGCCCTTGGGAGCGTCCGCCGGCCAAAGGCTCATGGAACTCGGGAGCCTTTCTCAGCCGCGATGGACGCAAGCTGCGCCATCTGGCTATCGTCGATCGCTGGGATGCGTGGCGGGAGACGGAACTAAAGCACTCGTGGGGCGTGCAAGGCGAGACGGCAACCTACGGCGTGTCCATGGACTCAATCGTGGTCGTCATCGGCTCGATGCGCAAGGGCCGCTGGTCAAGCCCGCTAACCGTCGGCGTGCGTCACCCTGTGGCGAAGACGCTCCGATTCGAGCGTAGGGATGGTGACTCCTTCTCGGGTACGTGGGACCGCGTGGCGCGCGAAGACGACAAAGCCACCCGCGAAGAGTGGCTTGACGCAATGAGTGCCGATGGAGTCTTGGCCGAGACTATTCATGTTCTTGAGTTTGAGCCGCATCCGCGAGCAACTGAAGTCGTGGCCCTTGCGGAGCGGAAGCTGGTGAGGATTTCTTCGGGCGATAGGCCAGAGCCGCAGCTAAGTAGATGTCACGATCGCGTTCGCCCCTGCCCGTTCCGTGTGGCGTGTCCGAACTGGGTTGAGCCATCGGAATCCCTCGGGTTCTCTAGATTACCGCCAAGGCCCTAGTTGCGTGTGCGCGGTTCACGAGGTCGCTGTCGTCGCCCTGATACGGCTGGGAGGTAGTGACGAGGTTGGGACCGCTTGTTGGAGCCATCGGATACGCCTGTTGCGGGTACTGCGGAGCGGATGGAGCGCGGCCCTCGAGCTGGTCAATCACGCCCATGCGGTATTGCACTTCCTGATCCAGCCGCGTGAGATTCGTGATATCACCTTGCAGCGCAGCCTGCGCAGCGTGCAGTCGTCCCTGCCAGAGGCTAACCTTCGCCTGCGAGAGCGCTACCTTCGCCATTTCCCTGTCGCGGGCGGTGATGAGTCCGACAATCTGCTCTTGCAGGGCAATTACGGCGCCGGAAGGCTGACGCGATGGGGGAGTCTCGGGTGGGGTGGGTGCTGGCGTAGGAGCCGGGGGATCGTTGATTGGAACGCCGTTGACGGTGGGAACCTTGGGGTCGGGGTTTTTCTTCGCGTTGGGCATGGCCCATTGTATACTCTCCCCAGAGAGTCCCGCAATCGCCTCGTTCGAGTCCCGATAGCGCCTTGGCATCGTCGAGGGAAACATGCGGAAACTACTCTGGCTGCTGGCGGCGTTGGCGATGGGCTTGGCAACAGGGGTGGCCTCGGCTCAGACTGGAGCCATCAACGGCTTTTGCGAGCAGGGCGCACAACAGGCATCCGTATCAGGTCTAAAAAGCACCAACTACCAGCAAGGGGTGGTTAGATCGTGCACTGTGACCGTTTATCTTTCGGGAACCACCACGCTTGCGACGATCTACGCCAACCCATCAAGTGGAGCACTCTCCAACCCCTTTACGGCAAGTCCAACGACAGGCCAATGGCTGTTCTACGCGATGCAATCTGGGGCTTACGACGTAGTGCTGAGCGGCGGCATCACTCCAAACACCTACACCTCTCCGGTGACGCTGACCGGGCTTCTGGCGGGCGCTGGCGGCTCTGGCGGTGGCGGGGCATCAATAACAGTCAACGGTGGCTCTGCGTTGTCCTCTCCCGTGAACTTCGCCAATTCGACCGGCAATGGGCAAATCAACTTCGCGAACCCCTCAGGAAGTAATGTGCTGGCTACGCTGGCTACTCCATTCTCTGTCATCAATGGGGTAAATTGCCCATTAGGCAGCACCGGGTGCGCCCTGCCGCCTTTCTGTGCCGGGCCTACGTGCGCCAACCTAGACCAGAACAACCCAACCTTCGCAACCGTGTTGGTTACCACTACGGCAGCGATTACCCCAACATCTCTAACGATTCCTGTGGCCTCTACGACGGGCTGGCCTTCTACTGGATGCGGATGGACGAATGGAGCGGTGGAGTTTATCTGTTGGGATTCGATAACCCCTACGTCACTTGTATTGAATCAGTTAAGCCTTCGTCGCGGAGGCAATGCATACACGGCTGTGTCTCATCCGATCAACACGAATATTGAGGGAGCAGTTTATACGCAAGCGGCAGGCCCAGCGTCTCCGCAGAACTTTCAAGTATCCTCTGCGGGCCAAGGCGGGCTTCTGAACGGAATCAACCCCGGCGTCAACTTCGGAACAGCTTTTGGCAGCACTGTCTATATGCCTTTTCTATTGGCGGCTGAGGGCGGTGTTTACATGCCCAACGGCTTCACCTTTGTTTCGGGTGGAGGTGGTTTTGTTACCAGTAAGTCCAGCGCCACGTCGCAAATGGTTACCTGCGCGCCGGGGACGGGCATAGGAGATGTTTGCAACGACTTAGGAGTCTGGGTTACGCCGGGGGGTGGTGGAATCTCTGGCCTGACACCGGGAGTTCTGCCGCTCGCTGCAACATCCTCAACGCTGGGCGACTCTCCCATCGACAACGGCAATACTAACTTTGGCGTACTGACCTCAGTCCTGCCGCTGTACGTGAATCCCACAGACGGAAATGACCAGACGACGCTGGTAGTGAGCGGAGAGGTAACGGGGCAGAACTCATCCATTTTCGACGTAGATTCATTCACGGGTGGCCAGCTATTAGCGGTGACGGGAGACGGAAGTCCTGACCCCGGCGCGGTGCAAGTTTTCAATGGGATGGTTCTCGGAGGCGAGGTCGCTGTAACGCCCGTAACTCCTTACATTTGCGGCGACAGTCATGGATTGCCGACTCAAGATGTCGTCAACTGTATAACGTATAGCCTCTCGGGGATGGACTTATCAACCAACGAGACATCAACTGGTCATCCGACCATAACTTTTAGCATCAACGATGGTGCCGGAGGCGGAACAGCGCTAATTTCTACGGTCGCATTTCAGGGCCTAGAACTCAACTACCTAACTCCCAGCACCAGCCCACTCTGCTATCCGACAGGCTCTCCTGCGGTGGTGACGAATGTAGGCTGCACGGGTGGTGGTGGTTCGATTACGTGGCCCGCAACGGGTGACTTGGTAATTTCCAACTCCACGAGCTCACCAGCAGGACTTGCTCCGGTAAACGGAGACTGTGTATTTGGATCTGCAGGCGCATGGACGGCGGGATCTTGCGGAAGCGGAACCTTCGTAACCCTGTCAGGCGATGCGATCAGCACTTCGACAGGCGGAGCTACCACAGTCACGGGACTCCTAAATAATGCGTTGCCGAGCCTATCTGCCGGTTTCCTGAATTGGACGGGGACGGCTTGGGTGTTCTCTGCGGGTGGTGGCGGCGGCTGTGCGCTCGGAGTGTGCGTCCAGAATAATCCTCCCCTCGGAGACAGTCAGTTCATCACGACGCAACCGGGAGACACGACTACCTTCGAGCAGACCTCAGTAGGAAACATTGGTGTCGTCCAGCCTAATGTAATTTCGATGTTCTCTTACGGCCAAGGCTGGAATTGCGGAAACAACAGCACATCCTGTGGTACTCCCCCGGCGTGGTCTACACAAAATGCACTAACCATTGACGCCTATTCAGCGACTCGCGGCATCATGCAGGGCCTCCTAATCAATGCCGGGAAAAACGCTGGCGGAGATTTCGCAGGACTTTACATGTATTGCGAAGCTAGCGGTGGGTTTGTGGATGCATCTGGCGAAGGAAGTCAGTGCGCTACCTTTCAATTTCTGCAAGGCCCATGGTTCAATGGAGCGCTCGTAACGCCTTCGGTCGGAACGCTTAGCGGCGCGCATGGCCCTTCAACTTCAGGCCTAACTTACATCTGGGTAGGGGGTAACGGCGCTCCAGTAATCTTCCCAGCAGCGGGAGCGGTTCAGTCGTTCTCTGTGACCTATACGGCAAACACCACGGCGCAAACCATCGATATCGGGCTGGCTACACCGAACGGTTTAGGATCGTTTACGCTTGGTGCTCCAGTGACTGAATCCTTACCGTCGCTAACCTGCTCCAGCGGCTCACCCTGCGTCGAGACATGGACTCCATCTCTAACTGCTGCGGCAGGGCAAACAATTTACTACTATCAGGCGACAGGGAACGCCCCCGCCAATGGCTCATTTGCTGGAGCTGCCTTCTCTGGCGTACCGAGCGCCGGAACCTTCTCAACTTCGACGGCAAGCGGCCTACTGATGACAGCTACTCTCGCTGCGCCGACGAACGGAGCAAACTCGATCACGTTGGGTTCGCTGAATTGCAACGTCAACTGCACTAACCCCCGCCTCGCTAGCAATATCCCAGATGATGACATCGTCATCAACACGACCGCGGCGACTTCTTCTGTGACGCTTGGCGCAGAGAGCAGCGTGATGAATGGCATGTCCTACGCGCTTACGGCGGGTACAGTTCCCGTGTCGGTCGCGTGGGGCAACATCATCGGCAGCTCCTGCACTGGCAACGGGAGCGGCCACTTCCAAGCGTACGTTGCTACTACCTGCACAGTAACGCTCGGGGTATCTCCGGCCTCGCCTAACCACTTTGTGGTCTCTGGTGGTATTACTTCCTGCCCAGTGGTTGCCGCTTCACCAGGAACATCGCTAGACGCCAATCTTTCCGGACCATTCAAGGAAGAGGTCTATATCACCGCCGTTACTACGGGGTCGACCACGGACAGTGTTACCTTCTGCACGCGCAACGCGTGGAATAACGGAAACTCAACGCGTATCATGCAGGGCGGACCCGCCAGCGAGGCGTTCGTATCCAATGCCGCCGTCTCCGCTGGGTGGCCGGTGGCTTACAAGATCGACGGAGCGTTTACCTCCACACAGTTAGCTTTCTCAAATTGCGTTGGCGGCGGCACAGGAGCATGCAACGGCGTTGGAAGCACAGGAAATATTCTCCCCTCGGGAACGGCAGTCACGATTTACTCCGCAGCGATCACCACTGGAACCGGCAATGGCGCAACGGATACGTCCACGCTTGGAACAAACGACATGCTCCTCACTGTGGCGGATAATATTGTCGGCGCTCCAACATCGGAATTCTCAGGCGAAGGCATCCGTATGGTGTGCGGCCAGTGGACGCCGATAGATGGTAGTAATCCAAGTAGCTGCTTGCAGTTATCTGATTCGGGTGGTTCTCGTATGTTGGCAATGATCCGACTTGGAAATAGCGGGAGCTCTGGCGCACCAGGGTTCTCAATGATCGACGCCGATACAGGCTTCTGGTTTGACGCCCTAAAGTTGGCAAACGCTCCCACAAGCTACCTGATCGAAATGCAGAACCACAGTCAAACGAACAACGGCATTGTGAAGTATGACGATAGCTTTGGTGCGCTAAGCTTCATTGATACTGGAAGTCTCTTCAGTCAAGAGGTTCTGAATTGGACAGAAACGTTCAATGCCTTCGCGTATGAGGCCAATGGAAGCCTCGGAACTTCAGGTCAATGTCTCACTAGCGGCGGAACTTCAACGGCAGCAGGATGGTCCAACTGCATCACCGGCATCCCGTGGGCTACGCCGGGTACAATCGGCAGCACCACCCCAAACTCTGGCGCATTCACAACGCTGACGGCGACGAGTCTTGCACTCGGATCGTCTCCTCCGACCTGCGGCGCTGGAGTGTCAGGCTGCGGAGCCTTCGCGGAAGCGGGAACTGCGGTTACGGCTGCGGCTGGAGTAGACACCATTCGCGCAGACTCATCCCATCTCTTCAAGGTAGATCTCAACGGGGGATCAGAATTCACGTCGCTAATGAACTTCTCTGTGGTGAATCTTGCCAGCAGCGCGCCGGGCGGCGTTACGGGGAACCTGCCTCTGGCACAAGTTCCGGGAGCCGCGCCTCTTTCCAGCCCTACGTTCACAGGAACCCCAACGGCACCGACGGCGACTTTGGGCACGAACAACAACCAGATTGCCACGACGGCTTTCGTTGCTGCTAGCACTTACCTAAGCGGCACCACGGGGTCCATCGGAGGAAGCTTGTTAGCGGGGGCCGGAAGCTGTGTTACAGGAACGGCGACGGTTACAGGCGTAGGCGCTGGCAACTTCCCGATTGGATCTCCCGTTGCCGTTGCCGCTTCAGATGGGTCACTACCGAATGGGCTCGTTACGCTATCGGCCGCCGCTACCGGGGCTAACACGGTGACCGTGAGCATTTGCGCAATAGCAGCAGTGACTCCCGCCGCCAAAAATTATTCTGTGGCTGTCTTCTAAAGAGGTGAGAGAGATGAAGAAAGTTCTACTGGCGTTTCTGTTTGCACTGCCGGCCGCCGCACAGGTGAGCAACCCGAGCATCATCAATGTCGCCTCGGCCCCATCGGGTGCCTGTACTCAGAACCTGCCGGATGAACAGGTCGTAACCCTCGGAACGCTCTACACCTGCCAAAGTGGAACTTGGACGCTAATTGGTTCTGGTGGCGGTGGAAGTTTCAACGCCCTTACCGGCGACGCAACAAGCACATCGACTGGCGGGGCGACGACAGTGAAGGGACTCAACGGCACGCTGCTGTCTGGGTTGGCTACGGGACCGCTCTATAATACGACCACGACGGGCGCTCCTTTCATTGGAACACCGACGCCGACAAGCTCCATCTTCTACATCGCCTCAGCTTGCAATGGCCTAAGCAATTGCCTCCAATGGGTAGACGACGATTCAACGGATAACTGCGGATCGGCTACCACGGCCTTCATGACCGCGATCAATTCCTATGCAGGCCCCGGAGAAGCGCACGTATATATCGAAGGCTCCGGCTCAGGTAAGGCTTACAAGCTGGCGAGTTGCAACTTGGCCTTCACTGGCCCAGCGGGAACAGGCGGTACAGCAGGAAGCGCTAGCATCCAATCCTTCGCGACAATTGATTGCGCTCAGACGGGAGGCAACTGCATCCAAGGTGGAAATACGGGCTGTCCGACTGGCGGCTCTTTCTACTCAACCGGCTGCCACGATTTCACTTGGCGCGGCGGTACGTTTACGAATGGTGCTGGTCTAGGCACTGCCATTTTTGAGATTGAGCCGGGGTTGTACATCGATGTCATCGACGATGTGAATTTCAACAATACAGGCGCTGGGAACGCCACGTTGGGGACTTGTACGAACTACTCCGTTCAATGGGATACGTGGATCGGGACCAGTGAGTTTTCCAGAAATAAGTTTCAGGGCAATGTAAGTGGTCAATGCTTCTCTCGCAATGTGGATCAGAACGGAGGGGCCAATACCTTAGTTTTTACAAGCAATACGATTGAGCACACGACTCCAGCCTTGAGCTTTGGTCCCTGTGGTGGAATCCTGCACTCTGATTCAAGTATGCACACCTCGATAGGCAACAACACTCTCTATGGTTTCGCGGTTGTGTTGGATTTTTATAAGGCGGCGGCTGCTGGTGCGGAGGGTGGATGGATCGCCACGGGAAACAGTCTTGACACTGGCGGATGTACGGTGTCGGGGGGAGTTTCGGCCTCTGTGCAATTCGGCTTACCGTCGAACAATGGAGCAGTCGGTCCGGTCACCCTTTCGAATAACAACGGATACACAAGTCCTCTAATTGCCGAATATCCTGGCTCCTCAGCCGCCATGCAGGGCTGGTCAGCCACTGGTAACAATACGACGCAAGGCAGTTCATTCTTGATCGGTGGGTCCAGCACTGGATGTTTGTCCTTCAATGGCATCCCCTGCTATATAGGTGCTAACCCCGGCTACCCCACTACAGGTTCGGGCGGCGTTGCCTACACCGGATTTACTGTTCTCGGTTCGGCAGGTGGGCTAACATGGCCTCCGTCCGCAGCTACCCCGGTATTCTCTCCTGTCGCGGGAGTCGTCAGCCCCGGCACCACTGTAACGACGAGTTGCAGCACCGGCTCTCCATTTATTTCAACGGGGACCACGGCGGTTGCTGGTGGAACTGGAATCGTGGTGAGTTCTACAGAGACGCTGTACGGATCGTGCCAAGGCAGCGGGTACTTCGTCCAAAGCACCCCACAGAATTACCTCACTAATTCATTCACCATTCCTAACACTGGGCTTTTGAATGGCGGTGCGACATCGGTCACAAGTGCAGCACTCACGGCGTTTAGCGCAGCGCTAACCTCTGGCAGTCTTATCATCGTCCACGAATTTTCTGGCTCAAATGTGACTTATACAGTGCCCACGGATACGGCAGGAAATACTTATGTTGATTGCGGCCCCGGACAGGCTGCATTCACCGTGGCCAACGACCAATCGGAGTGCTTCTATGCACTAAACACTCACACAACGGCCTCTAATGTCGTAACAGTCCATAGTTCAACGGGGGCAACCTTTCTTAGCGGACTTGCCTTTGAGGTTGTTGGCGCAGCATCTTCGAGCCCCATTGATGGCGGTTCTGGAGTTGGATATTCGATCAAGGCCAGTGCGTTTGGCGGGGCAGCAGGAGCGAACAACCTAACCGCCACGTCCCTAACGCCCGTTACCAACGGAGATTTGATCGTTGCCTTCTTTGCCACTGGGTCGAACGGCAATACAGCCGGAACCGCACCCAATGCCTTCACCTTGGTAAACGGGACCTTTAGTAAAGTTTCTGAATACTTCAACCAGGGCACTGCGGCTGCAATCATCGCTACTGCCTCCGATTCAACAAGTACCGACCCGTACGCAGCCATTGTGATTGCGGTGAAGCCGTGAAGGTAGTTGCATTCCTTTTCGCATTGCTCTGTTCGCCTCTGGCGTTCGCGCAAGCCCCTGTCTGCATGTACCAGGACAACCTCTCAGGGCCTGCAACAGGCGGCGAGGGCGGCGGCGGAATCTATGTGGACGTGTTCGGGGCTAACTTCGGCTCGTCGCTATCGACTATCTCGATCACGGTGAACGGCACGGCAGTTACGAATAAGATTTACCTCGGCGCGGACAAGACGGGAGACCGTCAACAGTTGGGCTTTCAGGTTCCGTCAGCCACGACGGGAAGCGGTAACATCGTCATCACCACGCCGGGAGGTTCGTGCTCAAACCTCACCTTCACTGTGCGCTCGGGTGCGATCTACTACATTGGCTCCGGCATCGACAATGCCACAACCGGAACTACGCTGAACTGCACGAATCTAAAGAACGGCACCGCTCTGGACGGCAACGCCGGTAACGGATCGTTCGGCAATCCGTGGAAGACGAATAACACGCCCAGCACGCAAATCAACGGCGGAGGCAGCAATGTTTCGCCGCCAGCCAATAGTCTGATCCCGATTCAGTTTTACCAGTGCATCAACGGTGGGGACACTATTGTGTTCTTGAATGGGTTCGACTTTGCCTACGCGGATGGGGGAAGCCTCTACACCGCCTTCCAATTGGATATGGGGTTTACGCAGACCTCAGCAACTCCTACCGTCCTTATGGCGCGCCCCGGAGCTACAGCAACAATCGGCAACGGTGTCAATGCCTCAACGGGCATCCGCGACTATGGCGACGTGGGCACGGTAATCTCCGGGCTAACAATATTGGGCCAAGGAAATTGCCTCTCGTTCACCGAGCCGCCCACTGGGCCGTTTATGCGGGCAGTTAACAATATACTCACCGCTCCGACCGGCTCTGGCTCCTCAGCCTGTCTTACAGGCGGTCAAGAAGCTCAAGTCAATGTCGGCACATTTGTCCTCGGCAACTACCTGCACAACAGCAGTTGCTCCGATTCGGGGGGCGTGTCCAACAAGCAGTACCACTCGATCTATTTGACGGGCAATCAGGTGGTCGCGGACTACAACAAGATCGACGACTGCACATGGAACGGCATTCAGTGGAACTACTTCACAGATACGTCCCTCGGCTTTGGCAATGGTGAGTTCGCCTATAACGACATCACCGACGTGAACGGTGCGGGCATCAACATCGCTACGTGGGATAGCGCGCAGGGACCACTAAACATTTTCGGCAACATCATCCACCACGTCGGGATTCAACCCGCCAGCGACTCAGACGGCGTTCACACCTGCCTTTCATTCCCCGGCGAGGCAACTAGCGCGGTAGGCTCGGGAACGGCACAGGTCTATAACAACACTTTCTATGATTGCAGTGTCTACGTAAACTCATCCAGCAGCACGTTTGCTGCGGCGATCGCATACGGTTTCGAGACAGCGCAGACCCCGTTCACTGTTCACTTAACGAACAACATCATCTACCAGCCTGCGTACGCCAACACGTCGTCCTTCAACATCCTTTTCGGCGGCGGCTCCCCGCAGGCGATCCTTACAGGGTCGAACAACCTTTTGTTCTACGGCGGGACGCCCAGCGGGACGACACCAGCCTCCAGCCTCACGTCGCTGAGTCTGCCAACCAATCCGCTATTCGTAAGCGCAACCAACGGCCCGTGGACGAATTACAAACTTCAGAGTGGATCACCTGCAATTGGTGCTGGTACAGCGTCTCAAGCCTCCACGCTGGACTTTGTAGGTGTCACACGTCCTAACCCACCGGCGATCGGATTTGTAGAGCCGGGGATAGCGCCGCCAACTTTTCTCGGAGTTCAATTTTCATCTGGAGTAGCCTTGTCATCAGGCACGTCCGTACACTAAGGAGAACCATGAAAACGAAGTTATCGCTCCTCGCCGCTTTACTTGTCCTCTGCCTGCCAGTCTCGGCCCAGACCAAGCACTCAATGCTGGCGGTCTCGTTCGCTCAGACAGCCACCGGTCCAACCGCTACCGTCTCGTGGACTCAGCCCACCGGAGTTCCTGCTGGCACCACGGTTACCCTCTTCCGGTGCGCTGGCACGCCCTGCACGGCTCCGACATCCTTCACGCAGTTGGTTACTGGTGTCACGGCTAGCGGCCCTTACACGGACTCCACGGTGACGGCTGGGACGTATTCCTACTACGCGGTGAACGTCAACGGGACCCAAACTTCTCCCGCATCGAACATCGCGAGCGGCACGCTCCCTCTTCCCGCCCCCACCGGCCTCACCGTTACCGCCAACTAGCTGGTGGGAGAAGTTACTAAGTTGGCTGTTTGGATGGCTGTAAGACTTATTTTAGAGGTAACCTTATGCCGTTGAACCACCCAAAGCGGATTCTCCTCGGCACCAGAGCTTATTACGATGCGGCGGAGATGGATATTTATATTGCGGAGGAAAAGGTAGATATCATGGTTCAATGCCTCAATCGAGCAATCTATCTCTGCGAGTCTCGGAAGTGTCCCGAGGCCGCGAAGATGTTCAAAGATGTGCTGGGCCAGTTGCAGGGCAAGGAGGGAGGATGACGGACGCCGTAAAGATCGCACTGATTGCCACCACTCCGCCGACGATCGTTGCACTCTCTGCCGCGGTCCTTGGGTGGCTGAACCGTACTAAGTTGACGGATGTGGGCGAGAGGGTAGACGGACGTCTGACTGAATTGCTTGAACTTACGAGAAAATCGAGCAAAGCTGAAGGCGTCAAGCAAGAGTTGGATAGAGATAAGTTCGTTGAGTAAGCGGCCTATGGCAGTAATGGCCAAGCCTCCCAAGGGTGCCGTCGAGAATCTAACTTAGAGGTAGGGCCAGTGCCGAACGGATACGAACACGAAAGTAGGATCGAACGACTCGAGAAGAATATGTTCCACGGTAACGGAAAACCGGGGATCACTACGAGGATGCAGCAAGCGGAGGACGCGTTGGAAACTCATACAAAATCGATTTCTGATATAAAGAAAATGTTCTGGGGCATCATTCTCCTTCTGCTCACGATCCTGGGGGGAACTGTTGCTGACTTAGCTAGGGGCCAACACGAAGCGCACCAGATTTCCACTTCATTCTAGGAGACTCACATGGGATCTAATCCAGTAAACCCGCCATACACCCCCCCGCAGCCAGTTGACCCTACCAACCCTCCAGTGCGCAAGGGTGGTCCGCTTCCTTCGCCGAACAATCCGGTATTGCCGTCGTGAACTACGGACCCGCAGGACTCGCGCTAACGAAGTCGTTTGAAGGATGCCGGCTGGAGGCTTACCTAGACTCCGCAGGCGTCCCTACAATCGGTTGGGGTCATACTCCGACTACACTGGGGACGGTCTGGACGCAAGAGCAGGCGGATGCTCAACTCGTCATTGATACCCAGTGGGCTAATTCCGTGGTGAACAAGAACGTTACGTCCGAAATCAACCAGAATCAGCATGATGCGATGGTAGACTTCACGTACAACGTAGGCTCAGGTAACTTTACTGGTTCCACCCTGTTACGGTTGGTGAATCAAGGCAATTTCCAGCTAGCCTCCGAGCAGTTCGGGGAATGGGTACATGCTGGAGGACAAGTAATTCCGGGCCTTGTACGCCGACGTCAAGCTGAGGCGAATCTCTTTCTGGAGGCGGTCTAGTGGGCGGACTCAACGCGAGGCAGTTGTTCACCATCATTGTGCTGGCCATTATCAGCGCCGACGCCATCAGCATCATGGTGTTCCTGTTCTCCCGCGGCGACCCAAATCTGAGGGTAGCGGCCCTGGTCGGAACGAGTGGCATAGCCGTGGCTGAAATTGCCATCGCTTCGACCCTCCTAACCGGCAAAGACCTTACCCATCGTGATCCCAGCGATCTACCGGGAGGCTCCGTGGTTACGGACATGAGCTCCAGCACGTTGAAAGTTCCCCCGATCAATCCCCCAGCCGCATGACTGAGGACTATAATCCCAGCAGAAACATCAACCGCACCACCAAAGGAGCCCCACATGAGCTTTATTTCTGACATTGAAGGCGCAGAACACACATTTATTAACTGGGCAGAGAAGGAACTGACCAAACTTCACGCCGAACAGCCCGCGATCGAGAAGATCGCCGACACGACTCTCCAGTACGTTGGCGGGGCGGCTTCGGTCATCGCAGGCCTCGAGGGAGGCCCAGCTGCATCAGCAGCAGTCACGGCGGCCACCTCAGCCATCACGACCGGTGTCACGGCCCTCAGCGGCCTGATTGCAGACTACGGCGCCACACCCACGGCGGCCAGCCTCGCATCTTCGCTCGCGACCAATGCAAGTTCCCTCATCTCGGCAGCCCAGATCAAGAACCCGAAGAGCGTTGCGGCGGCTACGGCTATCGTGACCAACCTCACCACTTTGGCTACCGCACTCACCACGGCGTCACCCGCGCCAGCGGCAACCCCAGCGGCCTAAACAGTTGGGCGGTCTTTCGGAAGGGGTTCCTTGGGGCCGCCCATCCATAACCCTATGGACAACCTTCGCTCCATCCTCCGAGATATAACCCTCGTTACGTATGCCGTGGCGGGGGTTTTCTTGTGTCTAGTGCTGTGGAAAGCAAGCAGCACGATCGATGGGGTCAATAAGACCCTCGCAACAGTCAACGCGCCCTGCACAGGCTTCCATGGCAGCGTAACCTGTGGCCCAATTGCCCAGATGAGCCAGACCACCAAGAACATCGGCATCCTCGCAGCACAGGGGGCTGAACAGGTAAAGCAAACTGGAGCAGTGCTTACGTCGGCCGCCGGCACGATCCAGAATGTCGGCGGAGCAGTGACGGGGACGCTAACCCACGTCAACACGGCTACAGACGCCCTCACAGGAACGGCCGACGCTGCGTCTAAGAGCCTCACCACGCTCTCGACGCATATAAACCCTGCCATCGACACCGCCAACGCGACCATAGGCGACGCTGGGGCCGCAATCAGGAAGCTACAACCCGTCGAGGACGACGCCGACAGAATGGTGAAAGACTTCGATGCGCGCGTAACCTCCCCAGACGTAGACCGGGCTCTGAAGGGCGTAGCGGACACCTCAGAGCAGGCAGCGCTCACGACAGTCCAGATAACAGCGATCGCGACGGACATAAGAAAGGCCGCAGACCAAGCAACGGCGCCGCAGCCATGGTGGAAGAAGATACTCAACTACGGGACTCTAGGGGTCAATGTGGCTTGTCTGGCCACCCATTCTTGTCCCTTCTAACGTCTAGTGCCTCCTTGGGAGGGGATGGAAGAGGACGCCAGTGAGTGAAGGTATCCGCAGGAGCGCAATCGAAATCTTCATCGAATGGACTCCAAGCATTGTCTTCTCCATTCCAACTGTAGAGGCACATCTGCACTACTTTACCTGCGGATACGATGACAAGTCTGCCCATTGGTGGCAGCTCGTGCTCCACGCTGATCCAATGGTTCTCTTTCTCCATTGCGGAGAGTCGAGACAAGGCTTCGATTAGGCGTATGCGCAGGCGATCGTTTACTTCCGCATCGATACCATCGAGCGTTTGCTTTGAAACAAAGCCCTTAGTGGGTACTCCCCAATCTTTAGCGACGGTCATTCGCTCCTCGATGAACATTTCAAGAGCCATATTTTTTACGTCCAGCGACGGCAGTTCTTGTGTGTCTAGGGAGTTGCAGATTTCGCAACCCAATCCATCGCGCCCGAATATGCCGTGGACGCAGAGTAACTGATCCGGCTCCTCGTCCCCTACTACTGCCAGTGCGCTCTCCAGCTTCTTCGGGAGCGCGTAGAAGACTTCCTCGACGGCCAGTTTTTGTGTCGGATACCACTTCGTCTGTTCATAGGTTTGGCCGAGAGTAAAGAATGCCCCCCATACCTTTGGTCCGTCGCCTTCAAGACCGCGAAGATTGAAGTAGGGGTAGACCTTGCGGATCGCTTCTCCCATTTCCAACTGAGAGGGCTTATTCATGGTTGGCCAGCACTTTCTTCGCTGTCGTACACGCGATGCAATCACAATTCGGTTCCATACTTTGAAGTAGGTTTGCGCAAAGCTTCAGCGCGGTCTCCAACTCCCTTACGCGGCTCTCTAGATAGTCCATGTAGGCTTTTATCGGAGCAGGTGCAAAGTAATTCCACCCTTGCTTCCCGTTTCCGAGATACATTTCACTGGGCCGCTTCGGGGCGGCTGGAGCTTGGGATGCCACAGGAGCCGCCAGCAACGCAAGGCACGCGGGGCACGTGACAGGATACTTGCCGGTGGTGATCGCTTCATAAGGCTTCGCGACGTTACAGATAGCGTCCGTACGATTCTCGTTGGCGCGGTGCCAAACATCTCCCGCGAGAATATCCTGCGGCCCCTCGCTCCCTGCTGCTGTTGGGGCTGCCTCGGGCTGGTAGTCTCTGCATTCACATCCCGTCTGATTGCATGCCCGGCACATCCCCGCATAGTTGGCATGACACATCTCGTGGTGGTCGCATGTACAGAAGTCTTTAGGGTCGCCGCCAGTCGGGTAGAGGCGCTGCTCCTGCGGCTCTGAGGGGCTAGCATCTGCTGGGAGCTTGGCTGGACATTGTTTGCGGGTTAGAGCCTCATAGGTAGCTAGGCCCCACACTCCCGCAACATCGCCGTAAGCTCCACAGTTTATGCAGCGAGAGTCATTACCCCAATCGTGATCCTTCATCTCTTCTACGTCTGCCATCACTCTCCAACTTTCTGCAAGGCTGCTCGCGCGCGTTTAGCGATAATCTCGCACACATCTCCATTGCCGGGAGCAAATCCCGCAATAGTCTCCAGCGCCTCACGCAAGGCGGTTACCTCGCACTGGAGTTCAATGCCCTTGTCTTCCCAAGAGATAGAACGCTCATCCTTCTCTAGTTGCTCAAGCGCTGCCGATTTTTCCTCTTCACTCCATATAACGTCTGCCATCTCTGCTCCTTATGGTGTGGCTACTTCGTTGGCTTTGATTTGGGGTTTTTCCGCGAAGCCCGCATCGCAGAATCCCATCCATGCAAGAATGCGCCCATGAGAAACGATCCATCAGGAGGGTCATTATTCGCGAGGGGAGCTCGGTAGAAGTTGAGCATTCGAATTTCTCTCTGAATCATCCGATTCTCCCAAATCTTGCGCTGTTTCGGTGTCATGGTGGCTCCTTATGGTGTGGGATACTTCGTGTTGGAGGACGGAAGGTGCTCATTCAATGACGCAACCCAAGCCTGCTCCCGCTGGAACCACTGGAGGCTCATTTTGCAAGCTGCTTCAGCTAGTAAATCCCTTGCGGTTTCAATGAGTCTCAGCCTGCGAGTAGCTTCGGTTTTGAAGACGTTCCCGGTACCATAGGCATCTTCAAGTAGGACTTCTAAGACCTTGATGCGCTCGTTAGCTACGTCTAAAGGATCGCGCGCAACCGGCCATGCTGCGCCCCCGTTGCTTGGTGGTGTCGGAATAGCTTTTACGGGTACGTCAGTGTGGCCTCGGGCATCCCTAAACCGTTCCTTATAGTCGGCAATAGAGAAACAATACGCGCCGTTTGAGCAAACATTGTCGAAGGTGCGCATGTCTCTACCGCAATGGCTACACGTAAATTCTGGGTCGTTCTCGCTTAGTTCGGCCATCTTTGCTCCTCTTGCTCAATCAGAAATTACGGCTGTTTCTACATCTCGCCACTGATACAGCCATACAGTGCGCGGTCAATCATTCCCAGATTTGCATACGTGAGGCTGGGAGAGTTCTCCGTTGTTTCCGGCGTCCTCTGGGCAAGACCAATTGATAATGTATTGAGACTCAAAAGGCTTACTACCACCCACTGCGATGATTTGTAGGGAAGATATTTTGTCAATGTCTGTCACCTCCATCCTCGCGCTCGATGCGCTCAATCAGAAATTGCAGGTACGACTCCTGCCAGCTTTCAAACGTCTCAGCATCCATCTCATGCCGCGGTCTGGCTAACCTCTCCAGTTCCGCGATGAGTTGGAGTAGTTCAGTCACAGCGGGTCGGCGTAGATCAGAATCTCATTGCGGTTGCCTGGCAGAATGATAACGGCATGCCCGAGCTTCCGCGCAGTATCGATCTTGGCGAATGAGGCATCAGAAAGGGTTAGCGACTCGATATTGATCCACGAGTTCTGCCAATCACTCGACCATCTGTTTTTTTGATCCCTGAGCTTTTTCTCTGCAGCTAACATGCGGTTGCGATAGTTGATGGAGTCGATCTGGCTAATCTTCCTTCTCATTTCGCTCTCCGTTCGTAGATGCCTTCAACCTTGCGAAACCCGAGCCACGCAGATAGCTTCGCGGGTATCGCTCCGCCTCGAACAGCAACCGACACGTCCGGCTGGTGCATGTCCACGACGCGAGCGATATCCTTCTGCGTCATGGTTTGCAGCCGATTCTTTAGCTCGATTCTGATGTGCGCTTCCGTGTATCTCTTCGGCATGGATAGATAGTGCGCCTATACCGGTAGAGAGTCAAGAACTATTTCTTTGGCACTGACTTCGGATTGTGCTCAAGGTCGCTATGGCACCGGCGGCACTTGGTGTGGACGTTGGTGATGACGTCAGACCCGCCACGACCCCTGCCTTCGATGTGGGCCATGTGAGCGCGGTTGTCAGCCCACTCAGGAGCGTCCACTCGCACCGTCCTCCCGCAGTCCACGCAGCGGTAGTCGTCCCGCTCAAAGCACTCAATGCGCAAGCTGGTGAGATCGTCTCCAGTGCATCGCACGATGCCTAGCTTGCCCACGGTTATCATCCCAGCGCCGTAACGATCATGTCGCTAGGCTTGAATTCCCCATACAACTCTTTGGCGGCAGCTACTTGCGCTTTCCTGGCTTCCCCCACATCGGTAAAGTACCCAAGATGTTTTTGCTTTCCATCTAAGTAGACGTAGGCTCTCCACTTAGCTTTGGGAGAAAACCAGCACACGCCCGTAAATCCAGAGCGATTGTCTTTCCTGAGACGATGATTTCGGTTGTTTTCTTGATAAGTGGCGACTCTAAGATTGCTGCGTCGATTATCTAGCGTGTCCTGATTCGCGTGATCGCAAAGAATACGAGGATCTGAGATGCTCAAGATGAGCCGGTGCATCCGCAAAGTTTTAGACTTTCCAGAAACAGAAATGCTAGTGGCGGCATAAAAGGATTGGGTGCACTCGCTCCACTTCGCATACCAACGATGAACTGAAACAAGTTCAAAGTCGAATTGGTCTACGATGGCAACGAGCCCTTTAGTAAGAGAGATTTCACGATAGGATGGGAAGAGTGGAAGGGTCACGGTCGCTCCTTGGGCGGCTGGGCTTGTCCGGTGCGATCAACACCTGACCCTCCCATTATACCTGCAAAGCCATAACGATGAGATCGATGGCATTTCCGCTCTGCACGGTCTCAGTTGTGAATTGGAAGACTCTCCATCCACCCAAACTTGCGTGATTCAGTTTTTCATACTCCTTCGCCATCGAGGAGCCACGATTGTGCCGGCCGTTCGTCCATGTCCCGCCGTTGATTTCGGCAGCTACCTTCTTATCCGGCCACGCAAAATCAAATCTCCAGAGACGCCCCTCATCCTTGGCGAAGTAAAATTCGCGCTCGGGGGAGAGGTTATAGATTTTGCAGTGAAGCTGGAAAGTCTCTTCACCTTCAGACAGAGCTTTAGGTAGTTTGGTGGGCACTCTCGACCTCCGCTTCCATCCTGCAATCGTCTATGAAGTTCACCGCGATCATCTCAAGAGCTTCATCCCTCGATCTCGCCCCGCGCTCCATTGCCGCTTCCAGCGCTTCATTGATAACCTTCGCGGCAGATGACTCGGGAGAGAACTTCATCGGCTGGCGTGATTCGATGTGCTGGTCTGGATGGTGCTGGCGGATGTGCTCGTTGAATTGCTCGGGGCGTTTATTCTTTGCCGCATCCAATACCTCAGGATCAGCGCGCACGGCGGTTGATAGCTGGATCAGCGTTGGGAAGTTTCCAGTGGCTATCTGCGTCAAGTCTTCCTCGGGTATGTCGCGTAGCTCCTCGACGTCGGCCAAGGCCTTGTGCACGGTGCTGTAGCAGAACGGGCAAGCTATTCTCAACCATCGGGTCCAGGACTTGCACGGCTTTTTGGTGTCGGGGTCCTCGCGGTGCTTCCACAGCATCTGGTCGCGTACGGCCCGGGCTAGGATGCCCTTCTGTGCGTGAGACTGGCGTTCGTTGTCGTCGATCGAGCGGAGCTTGGAAAAGATGGCGCGCTCTCTTTCAGCGTCGGCAGTGGCTTCGAGGTCTGGTGTCATGGGCGTCTCCGGTAGGTGGGGATGGTGCGGTACGACAATCATAAGCCCAAAACGTCCGCGATAGCGTCGCCAGTGAAGCGCCGAGTTATCTCCCGCGGCATCCGCACAATCCGGTAGCCCTCAACCTGCGGCGCCGCCGGCCAGAGCACGCACAGCTTCTCATGCCGATCCCGCGCCGTAGCCAGCGCTTTGCGCCACAGGCGGCTGATGGCGGCTTCCTGTGGGCTATCTCGGGCGTGGACAAGGTGAGCGTGCAGGAGGCTTGCCACAGCCTCCCAGCGGCGGGTCTCGTCCACCAGCGCTCGGGTCTTGCGTTTAGTCTCGGCCAAGACCGCCTCCTCGTCCTTCCGCTTGATTTGGAGGGCTTTGAACTCTTCGGGGGGTAGCCAGTCCTTGCGGGGCTTCAAGTCCTTCCATGAAAGCCCCACGGCGGCCAGCACGTCGTCATTGGAGCACCCCGCGAAGCAATAGACGCCCAGCCCCTTCTCTCGGTCGTCGGACACGATGAGGGTCGATCCACGGCTCTTGTGGCATGGGCACTTGGCTCGCTTCTTGCGGCCTCGCCCTTTGGCGTCGAATGCGCGGACTAGATCCTCGAAGGTCACAGAGTTCCGTCCTGCGCGGCCATGATGAACGCCATCACCCCGTCGGGGTTGGTGAACACCTCGTGGTTGGAGAATCGTATAACGCGATAGCCATGACGCATTAGGTGACGGGAGCGGCGAGCGTCTGCGCGCTTTCCTTCTGCCGTGAAGTGTGGAGCGCCATCTAATTCGACAATTACTCCAGCCTTGGTGTTCAGAAAGTCCGGGATATACCCGTGAAGGATAGGTTGGAACTTCCACTTACCTCTCGTAATAGGGTTCGCTCGCAACATGATGCGCAGAGCAGCCTCGGATGGCGTAGGAGCTGCGATCATGGCCTTCTGGCGGTCTAGCTTGAACTGCTGGGAGCTAACCTTGGCGACGTGTCTAACTTTTACCTTGGGGGCCGTCCTAAGTGTCTTGTTGCGAGGGTTTCCGAACTTCTCGATCTGCGCTATGGCGTCCGCCCTGTGCTGCTTGCAATAGCCAATATGACCTACTCGGTAGAGGGCAGTCTTACCGCATGGACACAATGGAGATATGTTCATGCGCGCCTCTTCTGGAAGTGCTGGTCTAAAGCAAAACTTACTTGACCTCTGGTAGCCCCATTGGGAATGGGGAGTCCTACTTTTTTGCAGAGCGCAATCTGTTTGTCGCTCGGCCCTGACTCCCGCCAGCGGGCCTCGCGTTGCAGGATAGAGCGATTCACCCCAGAGTCCGCAACCGTCTTGTCAGCTATGTTGAACGCTCCCGCCAAGTTCTGCGCCTGAATCTCTACATGCTTCCCAGCCACCGAGCCACGCACCCACCAGTCGCCTAGCAGATCAGCCGAGATGACCAGCCGCTCCCGCTCCACGTTGATTGCGTACGCCTCGCCCTGCTTTCGCCACGCCAGTTCGGTGAGCCTTGAGACTTCGGGCGGATACGCCACCTTGAACAGTTCCACCTTCTCCGCGAGGGAGTCTAGTTCGGACAGGTTGCGGAGGTCTTGGATGTTTGCCGTGGGGAACTCGGCCGCCACGCGCTCAAGCTGCTCGCGAGCCTTCGAGAACTTCTCTCCCTTGAGGTCAAGGTCTTTCGGTAGCCCGAGCAGGCTGGAGACAGTGCAGAGGTCGTGCTTGCTGCTGGAGTCGCAAATGTCCATCACGAGGAGGTCTTCTTTGCCGTCTGCAATGCGGGTTCCGCGGCCAACCTCCTGCGCGTACCGCACGAAGCTCTTGCGCGGGGCAGCCAGGACGATGCACGAAACCTGCGGGTCGTCATATCCGATGCCGAGCAACTGAGCGCAGCAGATGACGGGATACTGGCCGGTCTTGTGGTAGTCGATCTTCTCCTGCCGGAGTGGGTCGTCTCCCCATACTGCCTTCGCATCCACGCCATGCACTACGAACGCTTGCGCGAGGTCAAGAGCGTGCTGCACGTTTGCGGTGAAGCAGATCGTCCTGCGGGTGCGTGCGTGCTTGTACCACTCTTTGACGATGATGGCGTTGCGCTCTGGCGTATTGACTGCCGAAGCTAGCTCATTCTCCGCAAACTCACCCATGCGAACGTGGACGCCGCCGAGGTCTGCTTTGCCTGATACCCGCATGGCGCGGATGTCGCAGAGGAAGCCCGAGGCAATGCCGTCACGGATGCCCATGTCGAACACGATCATGTCGAACAAGGCTTTCAGCCCCTGCCCGTCGTTGCGGTTCGGTGTCGCTGTGATCCCGAGGAAGAGAGGTCCTTCCGGGTTTGGCTGCATCAAGCCGAAATGGTCGTACACTCGCTTGAATGAGTCGGCCATGCCAATGTGCGCTTCATCTTGGATGATGGCGGAGTACTCGGATGGGTCGATGCCCTTGATGCGGTCAGAACCCTTGCGGCCGAGCGTCGGAACGGACGCGATTACAAAGTCGTCCATCGGACTCGCGTACTGGCCGGCCATCTCCACTCCGACAAATGCGCCAGGATTCCACGTAGCCATTGCTCGGGCGGCTTGCTTCGCGAGTTGGTCCATGTGGACTAGCATCATCACCTTGCCCTTGAGTCCGTGGTGTGAACGCAGAGACGATGCGATGGCCGTCTTTCCTAGGCCGGTGGCGAGAACGGCAAGCTGGCGGTTGATCCCGCTCTCGTAGGCCGTCTTGCTCCGATTCAAGCAGTCGAGTTGATAGTCACGCAGAAGCATTGGATCCCTTCGCTTGGCACAGATGGTTAGGGCAAAATGAAGTGAATTGAAAGATAGAAAGGTGATCAGGGGAGGTTAGACCCCAGTTGATAAATACCGATCCGCCACAGGCTGCGCAGACGAACTCTTCCATGAACTCACATGAGTCTATTGGCTTATCGAGAAAATCGATGTGCCCACACGGGCACGCAACGAGGGTCGATGAGACCGTGCTTTCCCCGAAGTAGTGTTCGTGCATGTAAAATCTCATTTCGCTCCGATGTGGTGACATTGGTACTTGTTCTTGATGGCCTTTGTGAAGAGTGCGTCAGGCCATCCGTTTGCGAGGATCTGATCGCGCTTGAGCTCAGGAATTTCCGGGCCGTATACCCAGAGGTCGGGCCGTCCTGCGAACTGGACAACCATGTACCCATCAGCCCAGCCCAAGCGCGATAGGTTCCGGGCCTTCGAGACGGGCTTCATCTCTACTTTGGCGAGTAGTTCTGAGGTCTTCATGTCAGCACCCCGAGTAGCGGCCGGCAGGTTCCCACGCCTGAGCCTCACGCTCACGAGATGCTGCCTCTGCAACTGTGGGGATGTAGCTAAACCGCCAGCCAAATATAGCGCAATCAAGCATGGCTCCAAAGCGATGTTTGATGAAGACTTCGGGCTCCGCAACCTTGCTGGCGTCCCAGCGGTAGGGGCTGTATGGTTTGGGCAATGGTGTTAGCTCGCCCATGTTGTAGTAGCATCCGGTCGGTGGGTGTCTCATAGCTCCTCCACAATCAGTTCGTCACATGGTTCGCAGTATTCGTTGTAGGCGGTTCCGTGGGGGCAGAGACCGTCATCGTCATCTAGGTCTAGGGAGTCGTCGAAGTCGAGGAAGCTATTCATACTCACCTCGCTCCTTGTTCGGCTTGTAGTTCCGGCGCTTGGCTTCCGTTGCCGCAATGTCCCTCAAGTCCTTCGGCAAGAGCTTCATCAAGGGAACCACGAACTGATTGAAGGTCGATAGACTCGGGCACTCCCGCATCAACACCTGAAAGATTCCTGCGCTGTAGTCCATAGAGCCTCGCTATCTGTTCGTTTATCTCGCCCTCGAAGCGGACAATCTCGGCTTCCATCTCTTTGAGCTTCGCCTCGTCGCGGTGGTGGCGCACGATGAACAACTGCAGGTCTTCGGGCATCCTGGGATCGAACGAAACGAAGTCGATCCAGTCACACTCGCAGCAAAGCATCTCCATGTTCATTTGTGGGATGTAAGCCTCGGGAACGGCTCCTGCCATCATGTACTCGAGGTGGGTTGTGGACTTCGGAGCCTTGAACTCGGCGCCGCCATGCTTCCCGTACAGGCCGTCAGGCGACGCGCCGGCATAGTCCAGCGTGGGGTGGAGGACAAATCCGACTTGATCGAGGAAGTTTCCCGTTGCAATCTCGTAGGCTGACCGCGCAAAGGGCTCTTGCTCGGTGCCCCATTTCATCTCAGGCGATACGTAGTAATCGGCGGCTAGGCCGGTCAGACGCTCCGCGATGAGTTCCACGCGGTAGTCTGCGCGCTTCTGAGACTCGCCGCCGCGCTTGAGGAAGTTGAGGACGTCGGCCATGCGGGAGGCGGTTATCTTGCCCTCCCGAGCCTTGAGCCATTGCGGTGATCCTTGCTCGCATTCGATAATACGCATCACTCACCTTCTTTCTTGGCGAGTTGAGCCTTGCGCTTCTCATATGCTTCCTTGAATGCCTTCTGCGACTCAGGACGCTTCGCTGCCAGCATGTAGGCCGTGGAGAACATGGACTGCAGTGCGGCGGTCGTGGGGGCGGCCAGAAGGTCATCCACGACGTTCTCTTTGGCCGTTTGCTGAAAGCCGTTTCCGTCGTCATCCTCGTCCGATGCCGCCATGCCGGTGATTGCCAGAAGGGTGATGCGCTCGAGGTAGCTGTTCGCGCTGGAACGTGCTTGGATGGCGTTGCGACCAGCGCCAGTGTCCGGCGCTGATCCCATCGAAGCTGTCTCAGAATGACCGAGGACGTGCTTGATGGTGCAGGTGACCTCCATCCACTCCTTCTCGTCCTTCGTGAGCTTCCACGAGTGACTGAGGCCATGCTTTGACAGGATGGGGGTGACGACGCCAACGACGCCAAACTTATCGGCGTACTTTTTGCCCTTGAGTGGGCCATCCTTCACGTCAACGTTCTTGACGATCGTGACCGCTTCCGACTTGAAAGCGCTAAACGCTACGTTGAACGCTTTCTTGGCCTCATTCGCTTCCCAGCGCTCCGCGAGCTGCATGAGCGCGGTTAGCTTCTCGATGTCCGCGCCCTTGTCTACGGCTTCCTGAAGGATTAGGAGTGGGTTTACCTGCTTTTGAACTGTCAATTCTGTTGCCACGGTTGCACCTCCTGAGTGCGATTCGGTCTGGTTCGAGACTGGTTTACCAGCTTGAGTGGTACGAGAATGACCACTGGCTGTCGTCTGGGAACGCACTCAAAATCTCACGCAGCTTCACCGACGTTTCTTCGAGGCCTTTCCAGTACCACTCGTCGATATCGGTTGAGCCAAAGAAGAAACCTCCCTGCGTTGGAAGTAATTCGACCGCCTTGTCTTTGTGGGAGATGGATTCAGTAACAGCAGTTAGAAGATCTTGAAGATTCTCGCGGGAGACGTAGTGGTCTCCGCAGTCGTCCTCGCCGTCCTGCACGTTCTTCACGAACCATGCGTGAATTTGGTTGCTCTTGCGCCAGTAAGCTACTTCTACCTTCACCTCCTTGACGCGTCCATACGGGACGCTGGAAGCCTCTGCGATACGACTAGCGATCAACTGATCCGGCCCATTTTCAGGGTAGGAATAGAGGTAGCGCTCCGCGTGTAAGTACATGTCGAGACCCATAATGCAATCACCTCCTGAGTGATTTTCTTGAGCGATGCTATCATGCAACGTTGTGCAAAAGCAAGCTAAAACCTAAATAGCTTGCCAATATTAGGACAAAATCTTCTCGATAGCTGCAGCTGCGATGCGCGTGGTGCGGCTGGTAGGCCGGCGAACGTGCTTGGCTACGTCGATGACTCCAGTGGTCATGTAGTGGTTGATCGTGCGCACGGAGACCTGGAGCAAGTCGGCGGCCTGTTGTTTGGTCAACCAGTCGGGGTTTACGGTGCGGGTAAGCTTCGGCATTATCGACTCCAGATTGCAACTACGAAAGCGGCTATGGCGAGCATCGCGACGGTATAAATAATGCCGCTGCGGATGGCGCGGAACAAGTCTTGACGTTCTTGGTTGTGGCGTTGCATGCGACGGCAGCCGGTGGGGTCGTAGAGGCCTCTCATTAGAGCCTCCCTATGACTAGCCACGCGTGCGGGAACGAGTTGTGCGCCAGGGCGACCGCTATGGTGGCAACAAAGACAGCGGCAATGGTGAGCGATACGACATGGAGAGGGTTGGTTCGGCTTCCTACTTCGGTAGTGAACATGGCGTGATCCTTTCGGTTATGCAGCGGTGAGGTACTGAGGGTTAGCCCACGAGTGGCGCCCGGTTTGGTCATTGCGGATGTAGAGCCATCCATCCCTACGCGGTTTGGGGTCGATTACGGTGCATGGGAAGCTGTAGGCGTGGAAGGTGTAGATCATCGCGTCACCTCGAATAGTTCTTCCGCGTGCAAGATGATAGCGGACGCCATCTCTGCGAACGTCTTGCTATTATCCGCGAGGGATAGCGACGACGCGTAGGGGAATTTCAATCCCACCCACTCCGTCACCTTCGGCGGAACATCCTGGGCGGGATTGAATCCTTCCACCACGCCAGCAATCCTTGCAAGTTCGCATAAGACTCCCAGCGCGGTGAACCCGTCGTCCTCTCTCAGGTACGGGTAGAGGACTTTGGTTTGGGCGAACAGGCCAGAGCGCAGCGCGCTAACCCAGCGAGATTGAATCGTTGATAGCCTCATGCGACATTCACCTCCGCGTCGTCGTACTTTGTTGCGCAGTCGATGCACAGGTACGTGTCACCTAAGACTGCTACTTCCTCGCCAGCTTCGACCCTGAGTCCGCAATCTTCACACTTGGCGAACATGTCTTCCGGGACTACCTGTGTATCCCAGTCAAGCTGGAACGCTGCGCAGTGGCGGCAAAGTGAACCCGTCGCTTCCGGCGGAAGGTAATCTCCGCACGTTTCGCACGTTTCCACCATAGGACCGAACGTGGTACCCCACGACTTGCTTTTGAGCTTCCAGTCATCATCCCAGCGCGCGAATGAGTCTTTTACGTTGACGGTATACGCCACCACCAAACCCGCTGGGGTTAGCTTGTAGATCGTATCGTCTTGCGTGAGTAGATCCCGTTTCGATGGTTCCAACCCAGCCGCGAGCAACGCGCCGTCTAAGGCTTTGAAGGTGGAAGCAAAGAATATCCCGGCGGATGTTTGAGCAATGGCTATCTCGCCACCGTTGAACGTGCCGATATACCACTCTCCCGCATCTCGATAGACGATGGTTCCATATCCTTCAAGATCATTGAGCGTGAAACCCGAAGCGATGTTTTCGAAGATATGCTGGGAGTCAACGCGGCACGTTCTCCCATACTTCTGATTGAGCGTGGAATGGTTTGAGATGATGCCGTTGTGCATCCCTACGACCATCCTTCCCTCGCGTTGGACGACGAATGGGTGAGAGTTGGACTCTTTGACCTTCCCCGTTGTGGCGAATCGCGTATGTAGCGTGAAGTTAGAGGGTAGACGCTTCGGAACGGCAAACCCCTTGCTAATCTTCCCCAGCTTGCGATTGACCATCTCCCCGTCCGTACATCCCCAGCTATGATCTCCGCGCGTCTCCATCTCGCGCGCGAGGATGGCGATAGCTACGGCCGTTGCCGTAGACGGTTTGTTGCCTTGACTGAAATACCCTGCGATTCCGCACATATTAGTTTTCCCCTTTGCATTTGTCTTGAATTTCAGAGCGACGCGTAATCGCCCAAGATTGTAAGTCTGTTGACAGGATGGCGAGCAACCCATCCCAACCCATCGGCAATGCTTCGATATCCGACACTTTCATACGCATCGCAGCATCTAGGACGGACGCGCAAACCATTCCCCATCCCTGCATCTTCGCTGCTATGACTGTACCGTGATGGTGGCGGAACTCTACTGTTCCACGATAGAAGAATGAGTGGAGATTCAATGCGCGATAGCGCTCGCCATTGTATTTGTCCATCCGCTGCGAAAACTCCCGGCGCGTGCCGTGCGAGCATTTGTGCGCACGCTTGGACGCGCCCGTCATGCCGGTATGCACCCTTTTCCCCTTTTGTGGCGTCCATCCGTACAGTGACCGAATAAGATCCGCCTTGAAGGTACGGAAGTCTGAGAAAGTGTAAGAGCGTGCGGATTCTTCACAGTAGCGATTGCCTTGACGCGACGGCGATACCAGCGCGAACATTCCACCTTCGATCTTCGCGTACAGTTTGCAGAGCTTGAATAGGTCGAACCATTGGAAGTCACGCGCGTCTACGTGGCAATGCATCCCGCACGCGCGACTGACAGACGCGCCAGCACGCTTGAGCGCATCGGCAACCTCGTTTGTATGGTCAATGAATACATCACCCTGCGATGGGTTTAGGTTCATCTCCCACCCCGAGGACGGAAGCGAACCATCCTCGACAATCGAATCCGCCCAATCCCCCGCAACGGTATGCATGGATTCCGCGTCGCCGTCCGCTACTTCGATCTCAAGAGAGATAAAACGCTTGGACGGATTGATCTTGAATTGATTGCGCTGCGCAGAGTGGAAGCGAAGCATCCCCTCATACATACCTTCGGAGTTGCTCTCACATTCGCAGCAATCGCTGCATCTATCGCAACCGCCGCACGTCGCGGACTGAGAACGTTCGCCGCACGCTTCGCAGGAATAGCAACTGCAGCATTGATCCTCACATTGCTCGCAATTCGAACAAACATACTCCACCTGCGAACCGCACCCATCGCAGTGATAGCACTCGCAGCAATCCGGGCACCTCTGGCAACGTTCGCACGGCGAACCATCAAACCGCTCTTCGCACCCACTGAAGTAACGATGGCCTAAGCAAACCGCACACGTGCAATCGTCTAGAGGTTCATCACACACACTACAGAGATCCACTTCGGGCTCATCTTCCTCGATCTCATCCTCAACCGGCTGATTCTCAAATACCGGCGCGCCATCTGCTATCGCTTGACCTACTACCCTATGCAACACTTCTAAGGGTGTATCCATGTTCGCCACCTCCTGAGTGACTCCCCTACATTATCGCCATGTCGCGCGACGTGTCAAGCTAATTCGTAAACTTTCTCTATTGCTCGCGTTTTTGCTTGTGTTGCGGCGACCATCTCTCTTGACCCCAACATCGCCGCACGCCAAACCCCCGCCAATAGTCCGCGGATTGCCCAGCACGAATCCCCTGCCCATCGGCACGCAACCCGCGCCCTGCCTGCACCTGAGGCCCGCCCAGCGCCGCCGCGCACCATTCCTTAGAGGTTGACCATCGCGGAAGTTGGCTGCGCCGGCGAAGTTGTCCTCGACAAGGGGGTGGTGGTGGCATGGACGCTTTTTTCCACCCAACCCTAAAAATCAAAATGGGGATTGACAATGATGATGAGTAGGATGATAATAATCACATGGAACTAACAGAACAGCAACTCAAAGAAGCAGTTGAAGTCTACGAGGATTTCGGTAGGGGCCATGGGTATTCTCTAGGGCTTGGACGCGAGACGGCTGTGAGGATGGATGCTTTACGCCGTGTGGCACCGCACCTACAGCTACCGTGGGAGATGCCGTCCGACTACGAAATTGACACGTTCGAAAATCTGGCCTACGGAAGAACGGTGAACGTAGTAGGAGCGGTTTGTCGTGACATCTCGCAGATGGTGCTCAGAGAGTTCGTTCGCCGCCGCAACGCGGCTCTCCAGCCCAAGCCAGTAGACCCACGGCGAGCGGCGGTAAAAGCCTTTCTGGACGGTAAGTCGTGGAATCACGATCCAGAGGGGGCTTGTGTCTGGCATTCTGGCGGCTATCGACGAGGTGAAGCCATGAGGCCACGTTATCGGCATGGGGTTTACGAGGAGCGGTATCGACCGCAGTGCAAGAAGTGTTCCCTTACTTGGCCGGAGTGCAAGCACAGCGAACCGCCAAAGCGAGTGGTTTTCTTGGCGGGGCCAGATAAAATCTGGTGCCAACTGAACGGAACCAACTACCCATCCGTTAGATTCAGGGCATTCAATGACTTCTCGGCTGTGGAGATGGTGATGCCGGAGAATCAGTTTCGATCGAAGTACACTTATGTCGGAAAGTTCGTGACGCAGGTTTCGCGGAAGGAAGTGATGGGATGATCCTTGCAATCGCTCTTTCGCTAGGATTCTGGCACTACAACGGATTCATCAACGAGATCCAGTACCACGTCTCGTATTCGACTGGAGCGGATGAGTCTGTGTCCTACGTCTGTGGCGCGGTCGGCAAGGCCCATGATGGAATGTTCTACGCGGATATCGTGCGGCCACGGGAGGAAGAGAAGATCGACAGCAAAGAGTTCAACACGATCGACGGAGCTAAGGCGTTCGTGGAAAGGCAGTGCCGGTAATGCCGAAGTGCCTCAGGTGCGATCACGAATGGGTGCAGCGGTCGGAGACCAAGCCTGTTCAGTGCCCGTTTTGCCACAGTCCGCGTTGGGATGTGGCGCGCAGTAGAATCAGAATTTCAAAGGAGACCCACCATGGCGGTAGCAGTCGAGTCGAAGGAATTGTTCGAGCAACCGGAGCCCGAAAAGAAGGTAACCGGACACGTACGCGTAGCCCTCAACCACCTCAACAAGCAGCGCACGAAGCTATTGGCGGAGAAGGAAGCGCTGGAGAAGGAACTGGCGCAGTTGGACTCGTCGATCCTGGCGTTGGGGTAGGCTCGTCCTGCCCCTATTGCAGCGGAATGAATGGCATGCACCAGCGCGGATGTAAGGAGGCACGGTGAGCGAAAACATGATTGAACGGCTGACGCGAGAGGCCCAAGAGGAAAGGCCCGACCTGTCCCGCGTATACCCGCGCTATGGTGACTGCTGTGACCATCAGAAGCAGTACGCACCGTGGCCTGCGTTCAGAGATGCGGCCGCAGAGGTCAACCGGCTCAAACTGGTGGTGCAGCACCTTGAGCAAGCGTTGGAGCAGGAGCGTACGAAATGACCAGACTTCGTAAAATGGATCGTAGGTCGGGACTGTCCGGCGAGACTCGTATCAGTGCGTTCAGTGCGGGAGATAGGGTATTCGTCACCGCCGGGCATCCTTGGGCGCCGAACGTAGGGACCTGCATTGCCTACGAAAAGTACGGACTGGGTTGGTGGGGATGGAGAGTGTCACTCGACAACCCTCTCGGTCAGGAATGCTACTGCAAAGACTCTGAATTGAGGCACGCATGAGCCAACTGCTCAAGGACTACGCCATCGGCATCCTGATTCTCGGAGCTGCGGCAGCTACGGTGGGACTATTATCTCTCCTGTTGCACTGGACGTGGCGCATCCTCTGCTGGGGCGTCTGTACGTCGATGGGGTGGCTTGCTGACCCCGAGGATGCCGAATGAACGATAAGCGCGAAGTCGTCAAGTGCCCGTCCTGTGATCTCACCCAGTACATGACCAAATCCAAAGACTGCCGGAGGTGCGAGAAGCCTTTGTTCGTTCCGCCTGTTGCTGCCATGCCCACCCTGCCTATCAGCGTCTTTAGACCCCACGAGGAGCCTACGGTTGACATCTGCCTCGTGTTCCAGCAGAACGTCCTAACCGCGAGGCGCCACAGCCACCTGTCTCAGCGCCAGCTCGCGAAGCGCATGAGCGTTCCTCGGACGTGGATCTCCAAGTTCGAGAACCAGCGCATATCCCCTACGCTGGCCTCCATACAACGTTTTGCGGACGCCTTTGGAGTGCCGGCGTTTGCCCTTCTCATTCCACCCACCACGAAAGAGGTTTCCGATGAAGAAGTACCTGCCCATTCTGCTGCTGACTAGCATAGCCTTCGCTCAGGGCGCACCCATCCCACAAATCACCGACGCCCAGCGCGCCGAGTTCTTCAAGGCCCAATCCAAGCTCATGGCAGCCAGCGAACAAGCCAAGGGTGCGCAGACCGAGTTCCAGGCGGCCGTGACGAGGCTTCAGGCTGCATGCGGAGAGAAGTTTTTTCTGCAGATGAGTCCGGCGGGCGATCCGGCGTGCGTCGCCAAGCCATCGGAAAAGCCCGAGGTGAAAAAATGATGGACTTCCTTGTACTGATTCTAGGCTTGGCGGTTGTAGCGCTCTCGTGGAGGAACGAACAGAGCCGCGGTGAGGTGAAGACGCTCAAGGGACTTCTTACCGATCAGCGATGCATCAATGAGGCCCTGAACGAACTGAATAGGCGCCAGAAGGCCCAGCTTGAGGCTCCCACGCCGTCCAGTCCAGAACCAGACTGCTTCCTTGAGATTGCCGACCTGCGCGGCCAGCTCTCGCGGGCGTTGGACATTACCGACTCGCTCCACGCCCAACTGGAGTCTGAGCGGCGCACCAGCGCGAACCTACGGGGCCAGATTACCAAGCTCAAGCCGAAGGCGAAGGCGGTGAAACGGTGACTCATGAGGAATTGCTGGAAGAAATGCGACGCATGGAGAAATCTCTAACCCTCGACTACGAAGAAAAGGGAGATATTAGCAATAAGCTCTACAACTCCTATCAAGTCGCCAAGGCTTCTACTGATGACGCCCGCGACAAAGTAAACAACATCACCAACGCCATACGTGCGATGGAAAAGAGGTGACCTGCGTCTCGTGCGGCCAACCAGCCCTCGGGACAGGTGCGGACGGTAAGACCTATTGCTGGCGTCGGGAGTGCGTCTGCTGGAAGTGGGAGAGAATCAAATGGACACAACAAAGCCGCCCAGCACATCGGGCGGCTTTGTTGTGTCCTGAGAGAGGTACCGTTACGACGCCGAGGGGGTCGACGTAGGCGCTGCGTTGTTCACGGGAGCCGAGAACGCCACCTTGATGGTCGTGAGGACCGGCGGAACGACTGCCAGAGCCACGGTGACCGTCTCAGAGTCCGTGAGGGTGACAGGGTTGCCGTTCGCGTCCGTGGTGGTCACCGTGGCCGTGATGGTGTCCACGCCGTTCGCAACTGCCGTGATGAGACCCGACGTAGTGTTGAACGTCGCGATCGCACCAGTCGTGTCAGAAGCGGTGAACGTGGGGTTGGGGAAGTTGCCTTCGAAGACGTTGCCGAATTGGTCGTAACCAATTACCGTTGCGGTGACGGTTGCGCCAACTGCTGTCAGAACTACGGGACCTGCGGTGGAGTCTGCCATGTGATTTTTTCCTTTGAAGCGGATTTGGATACGTGAAAGCTGGGGGCGAAGCTCGTGCAAGATTTCACGGTCGTCGCGTAGAATCTCGCGTTCAGTGTGCAGGATGCGGTCTTCTTCGTTACGGTCGCGGCTCATGGGTTTAGCCTATCAGCGAACATAGTGGCCGGCAAAAGGAAAAGCCCATCCGCCGAACAAAAGACTGAGAACAGCGATGAGGCAGATCAGCGCAAACACCACGCGGATCACGGTAGCGATGGGCTGCGGCGCTGGGATCATGTTGATGAACCACCAGCATAGCCACAGCACCAGGCCAAGGACGAGAAGGCTGATGAGTAAGCCTATGAGACCTGAAAGCATGGGAGTAGTACCTCGCTACCGTTAGATGCAGAAAGACCCCACTGCGAGATGGGGTCAGTCTGTAACCCGATTTCAGGAGAAACGGGTTGGTAATCTTCCCCTCCTGTGGCGCTTTGGGAAGTTTAGACGGGAGCGGCTGTTGTCAGGCAGGCATGCAAGATACCGTCTATTGACATTATGATGCATCATCGTGCTATCCTGCAACCGTCAGGTAGATGAAAATGCAAGATAAATCATCGAACAACTCGATTTTTTACTATCTAGCGACTTCGTGCGCCTTGACACCCGTCCGCAAGGGCGGCGTCGAGGTTAGGCGAACTTGCGCCCGTGTATCGACGTTAATGCCGACCGTATGCAGCTCCATCGGAGTCGGCGGGAATCTGGTAGTTTGCATCCTGTTCGGTCAGGCGGAAAGTACGCAGCTTCGATATCTCTCTTAGCGTGTGACCGACGCCAGGGAGCCATCCCAAACGTCAGCGCAACGAAGATCGAAGACGCATTTGGAATCGCCCCTCCTCCCAGCGCAAACCTCTATACCGCCTCATGTGTATCAGCGGGGGTTCACGGTTCTAAGCATAATGGCCTGCCGAGCGAGGACGTCGTGTGAGGATACACCTCATGCCCCTACGCGGTGAACCGGAGAGTCAGCCGGGGATGGTTTCTGGTTAGTAGATCGCACTACCCTAGCCAGAGGTGTGTCCAGAAAAGAACAAAGGCACTCGACCGGGATGTGACGAGTCTTGGCCGAGACCAATTTCATCCTTGACAGAAAGAACCACCACCAGTAGGATTCGGTTCATGAAGTGCCCTAGACCAAACTGCGGAGCCGAATGGACGCCACGGAAGCCGAACCCCGTAAAGTGTCCCAGGTGCATGCAGCCTCTCAATCCACCCAAAAAGAAGGTGACCAATGACTAAATCTGAACTTCACGAAGCCTTTCTTGCTTGGAGCGACAGGAAGCGTATTGCATCCGAGAAGCAACTCGACGGGATCATGGCTGCATGGGGTTTCAAGAGGAACACGACGCCCTTTCCATGGCAGGCGCATGGCGAGAAGTAGGGTAGTCACCGACTGGCTGCGCTGGCGCCGCAAGCACGGACTCCGGCAGTCCGATATGGCAAGAGTACTCGGATGCTGCACGCGGAGCATCCACAACGTAGAGCGAGGAAAGACGAAGCCGATAGCCCGTACGCGGCTCCGGTTCCGAGAACTTCAGAAGCGGTATGCGAGGGAAGCAGAATGGCAGCAGCTCCAATCAAAATAGTAGCTCCGCTGGAAGGCGATGAAATCCGCAAGGGCATCGCGGCCATGATCCACGCCAAGGTGCCAGGGCTTCCAGTTGACTCCATCGAATCCAGCCTCAGCCGGTCGTGCTCGTTCAACGCGCAGTCGTTCTCTCGGGTGCGGGCTACGTGGTGGGTGGACTGCGATGATGACAACGTGGCCTATCAGTGGTGGGTGGACTACGAACTGGATGACTTTGGACGCATCGACCGTGGAGGTATCGGAGGGATGCTCGGGATGCCCTGCCAAGTGGAGCGCGTCGAGGGTGTCATTGAACCTATGCCGCCCGATCGGTTCCGCAGGGAGACGGCGCAGCCCATCCCATCGAACGTGGTGATCCCAAAGCAGGATGACGGACTTGGTTTGAGCCGGACGCCCAAGAGTCGCGTGAAAGGTAAGGACGCATGAGCCAGTGCACATGGAAAGACCCAGACAAGCCAAAATGCTCCGCCCAAGCATTGCATCTCCAAGTCGATAACGCAGGAAAGCCATGGGCCAATCTTTGCACCGAGCACCACAACCTCATGGAAGGCTCGGTTGGCGTGAACGTCAAGAACATGCTCTCGTACTGGATTCGTGCGCAGGGCATGCGTCTTGGCGGCCGCGGCTAGGATATGACGATGACCGCCAAACAGTTAGACCGTGCGCTCGATATCCTTGAGAGATTTGCTACAGTAGCAGAACGATGGGCGGACGTGGAGTATCCAAAGCGCGATGACAGCCAAGAAGAAACCTACCTCTCCAAAGTCGGAGCAACCAAAGAAGCGCGCAGCCCCGAAGAGTACGCCGCCCTCCCCGACGATATTGGAAGGTTTGAATCGCGCTTCACTTCCTCCAAAGCATGAGTTAGACACGGAACTGGAAGCGGTCCTTGCCCGAATCGACATCGACCCCGACGACCTAGAAGATTGCCAGCCCATCACCGACTCGCTGATTGCATGCTTCAACGTCAAGGGGGACACCAACGTACCCCGCAAGCAAATCATCCACTACCTGAAATGGTCTACTGCCCCCGCCGCCGTCGCCTATCTTGAGGCATGGAAGAAAGTCTCGAAGCGCGACCGCGACCGAATCCCGGTCGAGGCTATCTGCCTTCTGGCGGACGTTTCACCGCTGGAAATCCTTGGGGCCATCTTCCAAGCCGCTCGGCAGGTGAAGGGTCAGGAGTCGGCGCTTCGCTCTGTGTTGAGGCACCCGGACGTGGTGGACATGACGATTGAGACGGCGCTGCTGCTCGGTCCCGCGGGCGATACCAGCCGTCGAATGCTGCACGAGGCCACGACATTCCTGCCGACTCGCAACGGGCAGAGCATCGCCATAAACCTTGGCGCGCCACCGAAGGGCAAGGAAGAGGACAGCGACGACGAGGATGACGAGAAGTTCGACGAGGCATTCCCGAACATCAGCACTCGGCTAGAGGAATGGAGCGAAGACCGCCGCCGCCTCACGGACGGTAAGTAATGTATTCGGAAGCCGTCACAGAGAGAACACTTAGAGCCTTTGCACAAAAGAATGGCTGGATGCCTGAACCTCACACGCCTGTTGAGGCGGAGGAGTTCTGCAAGTACATCGACTCAATTACGGACGCGCGGCGCAACAAGGCCGGTGCGTCGTTCTGGTGGGCGGACGGAAAAGTTCCATCGAAGAACGAAGTAAAGTTTATTCGCCGGTGGATCGACAACGAGCAGTACCTATGTTTCGCCTCAGCAGAATATTTCATTACCCGCTATGCAAAGATCCGAAACGCTGAAGAGCGAATCCTGCCGTTTGAGTTTCGGCTAGGGCAGAAGATTCTCCTCCACTTCCTTGCGATATGTGACGACAAGCAGATAGCTATTCAACTGTTCGTTCTGAAATGCATGGACCCAAAGACCAAAGTTCTCACAGCCGACTTGAGATGGATTCCCCTGGACGACGTGAAAGATGGCCAGCAACTCGTAGCGGTAGACGAGTATGCACCGAAAGGGAAAGGCAACGACCGCAAGATGCGGACGTGTACGGTCGAGAAAAAGTGGGAGACGAGAGAGAAGGCAGTTCGATTGACGATGGATGACGGCCGTGAAGTGGT